CACTGATTCCGAATTAACTCAAGCATGGCAACAGGTAAAGGGTGAAACTTTAACTCCTGACGCTCTAAAACTTTTAAAAAATGCTTTGGAACTTACTGATGAAGTTGTCACCTGGTCCACAATTACGGCAAATATTGAATTGCCCGAAAAATGGCGGGAGGAAGATTTGCAGAAGGCGATCGCATCTCGACTCACTAAACACGGCTACAAGGCGCAAACAGAAGTTAAATGTAACGGCGGCTTCATTGATATTGCTACTGATTTTGATGGTGGAACTATTATCGAAGTCAAAAAGTACCTGACCAGAGACACCATTTACCAAGCGGCTGGACAATTACACCTGTATGGTATTGGTAATGAATATAAATTGCTTGTCATGGGTTTTCTTCCAAGCAATGAAGGCGATCAAGCGCAAGCGAAAACTACAGCCTCAATGGTGTCGCAGGGTGAGAGAATCAAAGTTTTGTTTATTTAGGTGAAATCATGTTGAATCAACAACAAATTAATCAATTAATTGATGAGCAAAACGCCGATGCAATCAATAGCATCTATTGGGAATTACCATCAAAAACTCAACGGCTAATTGACAAAATGATTGCAAAATATTGGCGGTTTAATACTGGTACATTATCAGATTTTTGATATAATAAATATGCAGAGTCGTTTAAATGGTAAGACATCGGTGGGTATTTTGTTATCTTCTATGGACGGTTCAACTCCTCCCTCTGCGGTTAAGATCTGGTTTATATCCCTGGCTAGTAAGCTGGGGATTTTTACTTCCTGGAAGTGATGTTCTAGGAATCTTATTTGTTACTCGTATTTTAGCGATCGCACTACCACTACAAAAATCCCTGCTGGACTGAAGGCAGTGGGGATTTTTTGTGATATTCTCTATTCTATGGACATAGAAAGGAGAGATATGGCACGAAGTCAGAAATATAGTGAAAAGAAGGTTTCTAAGCACATTAACCTCACTCCTACAGCGATCGCATTGTATGAGGAATATGCTGCTAATCTTAATTTAAAACTGAGTGAGCTACTAGAGCAAGTAGTTCGTATTCCTTCTGTAGCAAGGGGTTTGGCTGTTTTTATTGAGAACAAAAAATCTTCAAAAATAGCTTGACAAATTTATTCTATGGACATAGAATTATTGTATAAGCAAAGCGATCGCCCCTCCGGCAAAGAAGAAAGCGATCGCCTTGATGTAAACCAACTGTGGAAATCCCACAAAGGATATTCTGATTATGACACATCCAATTTATTCTGCAAGAATTTTATCTGCTAAAGGCATTGTTCGGTTAAGAAAAATAGCAAAAGAGCTAGGAGTAACCCCCAGTGATGGCAGAAGTATCCAGTCTCATGTTGATGCGATCGTTGCCCATCAAGCCTCCAAAGTCCAAAAAATTGAAGCGGTTGAACCTGTAGCCGCTCGGATTGAATACAGTGATGGCATTGAAGAATGCGAGCTAGAAAGCTATTCAGTAATTGTTGGCGAGAATGTCGTCTGCGGTGGGTTCAAATCCTACTCTCAAGCCGAAAACTGGATTACACGCAATGGCTATAAATTGGTAGATCCCCAAGAAATAGCCCAAGCAGAATTTGAACAGCATTTAGAAAATCTGCAATTAGAATCAGAAAAAGAAGTAATTGACGACTATTTGTTCCACGATGACATTGTTTTGGAGCGTGGCAGTGGTCGTGATAAAGAGCCTCAAGTCGGTGATGTATTTGTGGCTGGCAGTTTCATCCTCAAATGCGTTCAGATTTCAACCCCAGGCTGTGCAACTGTCTGGGATGTTTATCAAGGCAATCAGTTGATGGGTGAAATATCGTGCAATTATTCAGGGCTGTGGATAACCAGCCTCAGTATAAGTCTGCTAACTACGCCCTATGAAGCTGTGGCAGAATTAGTTGAAAATGCCTATGAGCTTGCAGGAAAGTAAACATCAATTGACCTGAGTAAGTCGTTAAACTGCTAATTAATTTACCTAAAAGGATTCAAAATGGTCAAATATTTGGTGACAACTCGTTTAGAAGTTTTAGAAAAAGCATCATCTGGATGCCAAGTTTTCATGGTTGATGGGACTGTTCCGGGATGGTTAATAAACTCAATGAAAGGGGAGGATTACCATTTTGATCATCATCGCCAAGATGGTGCAGACATTCAGATTGATGAAATGCCTAAAAGTAATGAGTTGATGATCAATTCTGATTTACAAGGGTTGATTGTGACTACTCAGGTTGATGCAGATGCTTGCGTAGCTGCTGCTTATCTTCAGATTAATAATTTAAGCCAAGAAACATTGAACAAACTCCGGTCGATCGCCTACGACTGCGATCATCTTGGTGTTCCGTCCGAATTGTCGCACCTATCCAACTTTGCCGCTCAATGCGTAGCAGCAATGAAATCCGATTCAGATAGTTTAATTATTGAATTAGGTCTTCCGAAAGACCGTAAACAGTGGACAATTGAGCAAAAAGAAGAATATGCTTCTCTAGCTTTCCAACGCGGTACAGAATCCCTAATAGCTGCTTGCAAGGGTGAACGTAAATTCCCTGGAGAATGTGGGGAAGCTAAGGAATATTGGGAGAAGGTTGAAAGTAATACGCAGCTACTACTTGATGAAAACCGTGTAACTTTCTACAAAGATACTTTGTTAATTGACTACAAAGGTTTACAAGGGCGGTACATAGATCCGCGTTGCGCTCTAAAAGCCTACGATTTTATTCGGGAAAATCACGGTCACGACTGTGCAACACCGATTACTCTAGCGCAGCGAGAAGTATTCGTAGACAACGAATTTAAAGGATTTAGTTACACAATCGGTTGTATTCCGCTACACCCCAAACTCTCAACCCTAGACTACACACAAGGCACTTTTGAAGCCTTGACAGAAGCCGAACGCAAAATTAACCCTAATGCAGACGGTTGGGGAGGGCGTAAAACAGTTGGTGGAAGCGGTTGGAACACACCAAGTCGGTTAAATCCGCAAGAAATAATTGATATTGTTTTATCAATTTAATTAGTTAGCACGATCGCTTTAGTTAAAATATTTCAGCGATCGCGCAAACGATCAAAGACAGAAAGGATTTGTTGGAGAAGTTTTATTTAATTCAAAAGAGCAAATAGCATGATGAAGATCGACACATCATTTGACTGCAATCAAAAAGAGTTTATTGAAGACCTTTGTTGGATCATCTACGGGTATCTAGGGTATGCAAAACGGCAAAATCCGGGCTATTTTTTTAATTCCCAGCATCCAACAGAAAAATCAATTCTTTGCGCGGCTGAAGAAATATTTCAGCTACTCACTGGCGATCGCCCTGACTATGAAGCTGATGAAGATTAATCTTTTGGAGGAATTTAAAAAGAAATTTATACGATTTTCTGCCATTTTAGAAATTAGCCTCTGAGAAATCAGGGGCTTTTTTTTGATCTTAAGTATGTATAATGTTATAGATTAATACAATTATTAAAAACCGTGAACCAACTCAAAAATAAACTTCCCAAAGGCAAATATAACGGACAAACTATTGATGGAATTGAGGTAAAATTCCAAATAACTTTACTCAATTGGAAATGGTTTTACTTCACCACGCTTTACGGCAACTTGATAATTCAATTCGCTTGCTTTAAATTCTGGGTTGATTGGCACTATGTAGTCGTCATGTCCGTACCAATCCAAGACTCAGCAACATCCAACTCTTTATTGGGACTGATTAGTATTTGTTGGCATCTACACTAGGGCGTTTTCATTTGCCCGTACTTATCGAAAAATCAGTAATCTCATCGTATAATCAATAAATAGTGTCAGCACGGGATGGGAGTAGTCAACACTCCCGCCGTTACAACTGACCGTCCACTCACGCATTATCCAGTGAACTTATGAACATGATACAAAATTTTGACTACAACGGGCAATTAATTCAACGCCGTGCCGATGGATTCATCAATGCGTCTCAGATGTGCCAAACCAATAATAAATTACTTGCTGATTGGAGTCGGCTAAAATCCACAAAGTCTTACGTAGCGGAACTTTCGGTAGCTATGGGAATTCCCATAGCTGATTTGATGGCTGTGCAAAACGGAAGTCAGACGTGGGTTCACCCTAGCTTGGCGATTAATTTGGCCCGTTGGATCAGCACTAAGTTTGCTATTTGGTGCGATGCTCACATATTCAATCTAATGGTTTCCGGCTCAACTTCAATTGAGATAAACCCTGTTGAAGAAATGAAGCTAAAGCTAGAACTAGCAAAACTGGAAAATGACAAGGCACAGGCAGAATTGAAGCTATTGCAGGTCAGACAATATGTAGTAACGGCACTACCTGAACCCATGCAACAAAAAATATTCGGTTATCAAACCGTCGAAAAGGTTGAATACAGGGATCGGGTAATTCAGGACGGTAACGTCATCAACGACGGCTCAACAGTCAACAAAACGGAACTGTGCAAACGGTACGGGTTCATGACTAAAAGTGGTAATCCTGACTACAAAAAGCTAAACAAGCATCTTGAGTCAATCAAAATTCCTGATTATGCCTGGGAAAATGTGTCGAGCGTCCGTGAAAACCAAGAATTACGCCGCGACTACCTTGAAGAATTGGATAAGAAGATTCTCGATGATTCCCGCCAATTGTGGTTTGGGGAGTAAAACAATGAAAACATTAGCGGCTGGTATTAAAGGAACGGACGATGACTGTTATGGAACAGAAAGGTTTAGAAATGTAACCAGACCAATGCCTGTGATTGTGAAAGATGAGCAAGAAAAGATAATTACTTCAGGATCTACTGGACTTGGCAAGCGTCCAACAGAAGACTCTGGTGTTAGATGTATCTTTTCTTTCAGCATCAAAAACATACCAAAATCAAGGTTTTACAGCATTGGAGTAGGAAATAGAGGGGCAGCCGTTTTTTCCCAACAAGAATTAGATGATCGGAATTGGGAAGTAGAGTTTGTGTTAATGCGGTCTCGATAACTACTTATTCAACGCACCACCTGGCCTTTGCTGTTTCTGAATTTCTGACAATACCGCAGACCGGACGGCGTTTTGTAGTTGTGGCACATTAACAGATGTATCACCCTGTCCCCCATTCACATTGACGGGTACATTGACATTAACGGTTGATGATTGACTGGGAGCGGTAAAGTTCATGTTGGGAACTGAACCGCCAACCACGCCACCTCCGGCGTAATTGAGAACCCGTTCCATTTGCAATTCCTCAAACCGTTTGTTCTGGCGTACCGTTAGCACCCTTTCACCCGGAGTCAACGCCGCTAATACTGGTTTTACTCCTGATGCTTGACGCTCCATTTGAAGTGCATCACCAATTGCCCCAATTACTCCACCGTCGGCATAGTTGGGGACTTTACCACCTTTGTTGAAGTTAAACAGCCCGCCTATGCCACCTTTCCCGCTAATTACACTATTGAGAACAGTATTTAGGACACCGCTTAGAACGCTGTCAGCTAGACTGGACAGAACGTCGCCAAGGCTTTTTGTCCCCATGATCACGTCTGTTAGTCCACTACTTAATGAAGTGAGTTGTTGTTGGGCTATATCTTTGATAGTGGAGTTAAAATCTTTGCTCTCTCTGTTTACTTGCTTAACTTTCTCTAAGTAATTATCAAGTAAATCGGTTCTTAGGCTTTCTGCGTAACCCTCTGGTCGAACTATACCACCAAGTGACTCTGTTTCAAGCCTGTTGTTTAGTTCTGTCAATGATTTGTCATATTCTAATTTTAGTTTTTCACCTTCCAACTTCCGCTTCAGTGAGTTCACATAGAAAGGGTTGGCATAATCTGATTTAAGGTTCTCAATATTCGATGATCTGCTTTCGTACTTGAGTCCTGCCTCTCTTTCAGCAAAGGCTTTATTAATGATAATTTGCTGGTTCTTAAGTTCTCCATCCTTGATTGCATTAACATTTTCTGCAATTGACAAATTTTGTCTTTCTACAAAATTCCTATAATCACGTAAAGTTTTCAACAACCTTTCTTGAGGTTTTAGAGAGAAGTTGCCAGTATTCTCAAGTACAAGCTTTTTGAATGCAATATCAGATGATTCAGAATCCAATGCAAACTGATCTTTTATCCCTTGTATGTTTACAAATCCTGTTTCTTTGTTCTGTAAGCTAAATCTATCTGATCTTATTTTAATTGCATCTGCCCGTGATTCTTGGATTGTTTGCGCCTTGGTTAATTCCTTAGTAGCTTGCTCAATCTTCTTAACTGTATTCGCGTAATTGAAGTTAAGATTAATGCCTTCTTTTTTAACAGAATTAACATTGAGGATGGCTTTAAACTCCTTCTGATAAGCCTCTTCACTCATGTTGCCACCCTTGCCACCACCGTCGTAATACCGCTTTTGAAGGTCTAGTAATTGTTGGTATTGATCACGGTTTAATGATAGTAAGTCAATATTTTTCTGGAGTGACGGAATCTTCAAGACTAACGGATTCAGCGGGTCAATCTCTTCTAATTTTTGTATTGACTGTAGCTGTTGTTGTAGTTGCTCAATAACCTTCGTTTGTTGCGCTATATCCTGTTCACTTAATCTGAAAAATTCTTTTTTGTCAAAATCTGCTATTGACGCTTTGAGTATGTCGTCAGCATTAGATTTCAAGAAAGCCAGATCCTTTTTGGCTTCTGCATTACGGAACGCTGTCGCTTTGAAAGTCAGATCATTTGTTTTAACTGCATCAGCCGCTAACTTTGGATCATTGGGGAATTTCTTCATCGCCAAATTAAAAGCAGCCTGTAAATCTGGTTTTTGTGCGATCGCTCCATCCGTATCATCAATAATCTGCTGTAGTGCCTCCATATCCTTCTCTATTTTTCGGCGCAAATCGGCAAGCTGAATTCCAAATCTGTCAGCATTGCTCATATTAGGGGATAGTCCCTCTAATACGGTTCTTTGCGTTCCTAATGTGGAATCTTTCGTGCTGCTGATGTCTCCCAATGCCGATTTTCGAGTTGATCTAATAAATCTGTAAGCTTCTAACCTTTGCCTCAGTGCATTTTCCTCGATTTGTTCAGGAGTTAAATTGCTGTTGATTTGGTTGGTTTGGAGTTGCTGGGCTGCTGTATTTAACTTGAGTCTACCCGCTTGAGTTACCGCTTGCTGCATTGAATTTGGGTCTATTGCTCCGCCTTGCATAGCAATTTGTGTTAATTGTCGTGCTGTGTTTCCATATCGGCTTTCTGCTTTTTTGAGGTAATTACCAAGGGTAATGTCCCCATCACCTATTCCCAATGAAGCGTTAGGATTACCAGCAAAAACAGTTGACAAAACTTTTCTAAAAGAGTCCAGTTTTTGCCCCCTACTATTTTGTTTCAAATATTTTTGAACAAATACTAATTGATCTTGTGGACTCATTTGTGCTAAAGCGTTGATATTCGTTCCCAGCCCTCTAGCTGTAGCTGGCATGAACTGAATTAAGCCTGTGGCACTGGTGCGGCTGTTTCTGGCAGATGGTGAAAGTGTACCACCTGTTTCATACAGCATTGTTTTGAGCAGGTCTTCAGGTTTCGCTCCCACGCTTTGAGCTATATTAGCTACAGTTTGCAGGAATTTGGTATCTATGCGTGGATCTAGACCGGGAATGGGCGGGACTTTGGGGACTGGTTGACGATTTCTTGATGTCTTGGGCGTATTAACAGTGTTTTGCACGCCACCTGAATATTCTTTTGATAACTTAGCGGTCAGCCTACTTGCTTGCGAGTCTGGCAATGAGTTACGTTGATTGTTCTCGCTAGGGGCGTATTCAATATGTAGGTGTGCAGCGTCGGCATCCCTCGCAGTACCAGGGTTTCGAGTCCCGAATTGCGTACCTCTTCCGCCTGCCTCACCCACAGTACCTAGTAGATCACCCATCTTAACCTTTTGTCCCACCTGTACATTTCTGTCTAGCAGATGTCTCATGTTTAAGTGAGTAATTTTCTTGCCTTCAAATTCTATAGGCATATCTAGCTTGATGATCACAAGCTGTTGAGGTTGATACCCAGGAACTAATGGGTTTGCATCGTCTGTATTCTTAGTTCCACCTACTCGACTTTGCACCACAGTACCAGCGAGAGGGCTAAAAATCTTAGAGCCTATTGGAGCGACAATATCATCACCAATGTGTCCCCCGCGTGAATCCATTGACGATCTGCTATTTTCGACAAACCGCACTTTTCCTTTTGCAATTTGATTTTGGATATTACTATTGGTGTTTGTGTTTACTGGGATGTCTTTCAGCACATTCATTGCATTTGCAGCCCATACGGGAGAATTGATCGGCTTGGTATTGACACCTACGGTTAAATTAAGTTTACTCAAAGTATCAGTTATTTTATTACCAAACCCGTCTATCCAGTTGTCGGTAACTGATTGCAGATTCTTGAATGTACCATTTAGTTTATCCAGTTCCGCATTAGCTTTTTTAGCAGCCTCTACAACGTCATTAGAGAGAGTATTTGCAACATCTTTAACACTGCCGTTAATCGTGCCAACTGTGCCGTTTATCTCCTCAAGACTGAGATTAAAATTATCCGCCATGCTAGAATCTAGCGGAATTATCTTCCCTGGTAAGCTGCGCTGTAATTCTGCCGCTTGTAACCGGATATCCTCAATATTATTCTCATAGTCAATGCGTTGTTTCCTGGCTTCTAATTGTTGTTTTTCAATCTCAGTTGTTTGCGAAATTATATTAATAATTCCTTCAATAAACTGAGTGTAAATGTTGTCACCAGCCCCTATTAAAGCCTCTCTGAGCTTATTTTGCATTCTGGAGTTCTCAAGGGTCTTTTGCGCTTTTTGGAACTCGATGCTAACAGCTTGCGCTTCTCTAACTGCGGTGCGGTAATAGTCGGCTACTTGCTTAGTTTGATCCACTAAAGTTTGACGGATACCGCGCTTTGCTGTAGCAACATCATCTTGTAGTTGAGCCAAGCTTTCATCATCTTTTAAAACTTCGGCTTTGAGTTTTTCTAGTTCATCTTTAACATCTTTGTTCGCACCATATCTGAGAATAGCTGCATAAGCGTCAATAGTTTCTTTTTTGCGAGATGTTAAATTGTCTAATTCTTTCTGCTGTTTTTCTAAATCAGCAACTTGTCTATTCGCCAGAATAGGGGCTACATTAGCGGATCTTTCAGAAGAACTATTAACCGATGCCCTGAAGGTTGCAGATGCAATTTTATCAGCATTGGAAGTCCTATCAAATGCAATTTGTGTGTCTCGTAACTTGTTAGCTGCATTTGTGTACAGGTCGTCTCCAAACTGCGCGGGTACGGATTTTTGTGCAATGTCAAAAGCATTTTTAGCAAGCTCAATTTGCTGATCTATGTTTTTGGCGATCGCTCGCCGGATTTGGATGTTAAATGATTTAGTGGCTTCATCAGCACCATCCAGGATGTCTTTCTTGTGCTGTTCTAATATATCAAGGGTTTCTTTTGCGTCTTTGACATCTGAACCCATGCCATTGATGATTTTCTCCCGTCTGGTTTTGAGTTCCAGGACTGCGGTATCAATTCCACCAAGCTCCTTTCTTGTAGCATCAGAAGGGTTGGCTTTTTCAAGTTGTACACCACGCTTAACTCTAGCTAAAATCTGCGCGTCAATCAGTTGAATTTCTTTGTTAGATTTGAACCGTTCCACACCTTGGGCTGTTGATGCACGCTGGTTTTCAAGTTGTTTTATTTGTTCCCTGATAATGTTTTTTTCAATATCCAAATCACCCCTGATTATTCTTTCTGGATTTGCTGTTTTTCCGCCAAAACTAAAACCTGATAGATCCTCTTCTTTTGAGATTCTTCCATCAGCTCTACTGCTTTGATAAAAAGTATATTTTTTATCTAATTCATTAAGCCGCGCTATTTTGTCGTTAGCGGCTTTAATCTGCGCGTCAATATCAAAAGTGTTGCCGACTGGACCCATTTTTTCAGGGATTAAATAATTTTGTTGAGTCTGTTTCGTTAGTCCTAATTTAGAATAGGTGCTTGCTAATGCTTTGGTGTTAGCTTCTGAATCCTGCAAAGCCTTGATTACTTGGGATTGCGCCATATCAACCCGTAGGTTTTTGTCAGGGGCAATATATTTTTCTAGTCCGTATTTCTTGACTAAATCAATCGTTGCATCGTCCGTTTTTGGGACTAAGCGATCGCTTAACCAAGAGTTGTACAAATACATTGGTGTTGTAATCCCGCTGTATTTTAGAGCTTTGTCCGCAACGTTTAAGGCTTTATCGCCAAAAGTTTGCTTGCCGTCTTTTTCGCGTTGTCGTCTTTCAACTTCTGCGCGGTTACTATTCCGAATCAAATCATCTGAAGTAGTGCTTTTCGTCTTATCCCAGAAGTTACGAATATCAAGCTGTACGCCTTTAGATGGCAGGGTATCCGTCAATTTATTGTTTAAGTTCACCAACTGTCCAGCGGCTTTATCAAACGCCTCACCCAGCGATAAAGCAGCCGATTTCATGTTATTTAGATTTACTGTAACTTTCTTGCTAGTTTCGCCAATCTTGTCACCCAGTGGATTGCTGAAATCACCTTTGGAAAACATCAAGATACCCATCGCAATAGCCACGTGAGTAGCCATTGATCTGAGTGCTATCAGACTCATTTTCCAACCTTGATTAGCAATCATCGCTCTAGCCGCTGCTTTTTCTGTAGCTACTGCACCAGCGTTCATTGAGGTCATCATTAACTCACCCCAAATCTTCACCGTCCCAACTGTTCCGATGAAAGCGTTTTTGATGCCTACTACCATTCCCAATAATGCTTTTCCGCCACCGACTAACGCCGGACCAAGTGCCATACTTCCAAGAGCGATCGCTTGCTCAAGCATGAACACCAACGCCCCAAGTTCAACGACTCCAGGGGGAATAATCGAAAACACCGCACCCAACGCTCCCTTGATAGCATCTATACCAGCGACTATTAGATTTACACCTTTACCACCGATTAAACCTTCAGCAAATAGTGGTTTGCCTGACATGGCACGGACACCGGAATCAATTGCCGAAAACAATCCGGTAAACATATTGGTGAACCCGCGCGTCATGTTTTGCATCAAATCACTTTCAGCCCCTAACCAACCGTCTGCAACGTCTGAGGTTATGCCTATGATCATTGGCATTAAATTGGATGCAATCGCTGAAAAGGTTGATAATACAAGGCTTTGTAGAGTTCCCAATAGCACTACTACAGGCTTAATTTTTGTCATCATGACCGTCAATCCTACCGCTATCGTTGCGGTAAAACCGATTACAAAAGATTGCCCTAATGGGATCAAAGTACCTAGAGAATCTTTTAGAAACCCCAGTCCGTTCGATGCAAAATTAACAATCCCTGCAAGCGCTCCAGATAGTTTATCAGTAAATATTGAAGTGATTTCAAACCCTACGTTACCAAGTTTAGTAAGTGCCAAAACTAGGCTGTCGGCACTACCTGAAGCTGATTTACCGTAATCCAGCTTTAAGACTTTGGCGACCTTGGGTAAAATATCCTGTGACAGAATAGAACCGCTTGCGACTAAATCATTCATTTCTGCCACAGAAACACCCATTGCTTTAGCAAATACACCCATTGCCGGTGGGAATTTCTCGCCTAACTGCTGTCTCAATTCTTCCATTGACAGCTTGCCTTTTGCCATGATCTGAGTGTATGCCATAAATACCAGGGAGGCATCTTGACCGCTGATGCCTAAAGCACTTAGGGAAGCGGTGATACCTTCAAACAAGTCTTTTACGCCTTGCCCCTCCATCTTTGTTCCTTTGGACGCAATTGCCAACTGAGAATATGAGTTGGCCGCAACTTCTGACGGAACATTCATTTGATTGGCGACACCCTTGGCGTAGTTCAATTCGGCGATACCGCCCGCTTTAGAGCCACCCAAAAAGGTGAATCGGCGTTGCAAGGTTTCTACCCGTTGCATACCCTCAAACAGCTTGCTCAATTGGGGCATTACCATCCTGATAGCACCGCCAATACCCGCGATTATAGGCATTAGAGGGAGGAATAAAGGAGCTAGAGATGCAGCCATTGCGGTAATCGGCGCAAACATAGCTGTAGCGGATGCCATCAATCCCATCATATTCCCGAACATTCCCTCTTGTTCGTTACCACTCATGCCTTTGAAAGCACCTTTTTTAAAGGATGCTCCCACCTGATTCCACATTTCATCAAACATCCCCTTGTCAACAACGAAACCGCGTGACATCCGTTTGAAGATGTTGCCAATTACGTCACCTGCGCTGGCTTTTCCTACAGCCTTTTTGAGGTTGTATTCTAGATCATCTTTGGCGTTAGCTAGATTTGCTAAAGATTTTCTAAATCCCTTATTAATTGACTCACCAAGTCCAAATCCTTCCTGTCCGAATTTGGCATGAAGACCTGATAGGGTAGCCGTAATTGCATTAGCAGCAAGCTTAATTTGCTTAGGGTCTAATCCAGTGATACCCATGTTTTTAAGCATGGATTCTGCTGTTCCTGCCAACTGAGTAGAATCGCCTTTTACGTATCCATCTATCAATGCGGATATTTGACCGTTACCAACACCACCAACGGCGTTAGCGATTTGTTCAGAATGTTGCTTAACTTTACCCTTGATTAATGCTTGTACGGCGGATGCTTTTACACCATCGAACCCAATCATCCTAAACAAAGCACCGACGGTAGTTTCTGCCAAATTCTCTACTAAATCTGCGGTGGAATTTCCTGTAGAGTTTAAACCCGCTTCTTTCAGGTTTTCAGTAGTCTTGTTTTCTAAAACTGTATTAACTGATTTCCGTCCCCCGTTGCCACCACTAAAAACATCGTGAGCCACTACACCCGCATTAGCAGCCATTGATCCAATTCTTGCCAATGGTGACAGCATCGGAAATACGCCCAAAAACTGTGTAATCCCGGTAATCGCAGATTTAATACCTGCACCACCCATAGAACCCAGTTTAATGCCACTAAAAGCACTGAGTAATTCGGTTAAAAATCCGCCTTGTTTGAATATGCCGTTTTTCAGCAAGTTGCCTGTAATGCCGTCACCAAGTTTCAACGCCGCTACACCTGCCATTGGTAAAGCAACTTTCATGATCATGGGGAAGAGGGTTTTTAAATGCCCTCCTAACATCCCCATAAGTGACCCTGACATCGCTGTACCAGCCGCAACTACGGCATTTCTCATATATTGCCCTAATGTTGGATAGCTTAACCCCCTTGTCTGTTTAATGCTGTTCCCGACTGCGGAAATTACGTTATTCCCTAATTCAGTCCCTAGCTGCGTAATTTGCTGTAGGGGGATAGCAGCAGATACGGTTTGGGGACTTGTTGGATTGTGGAACATCCAATTAGGCTGTAAAACTGTATTAGCCGATTGTCTTAGAGTATTCGACTGTAAGGGCTGTAAAATTGTATTGGTAGGCTGTAAAACTGTATTAGCCGATTGTCTTAGAGTATTCGACTGTAAGGGCTGTAAAATTGTATTGGTAGGTGGTAAAACTGTAGCTTGTGATTGCTGAGGTGCGTTTAACCTAGTGGGCTGTGAGTGAATACTTGATAATGTGTTAAATGCATGTTGAGCGTGGTTTAGTATCGTAGGCTGTGAGTGAATATTTGGTGTTGCAGCATATACAGCTTGAGGATTTTTTTGTTGATTTTTTTGAGTATAAACAGGAGAAGACTTTATTGTTTTAAACGCCTTGCTAAAAGTCGGAAATAAATTATTTTCCAAGATACCACTCAGTCCTGGTACTACCGAAGTCCCGTAATTTTTGTTAGCAGATAGTATATCTCCTACGTGATTCCGTAAGTCATTTATTGTGTAAGGAACGTTTTTTACATACCCAGCACTACCAGACACAGTGCCGTCAGCCCCCTGTACTTGATTGCCTATTGAAACTTCTTTTTTAACGCCTAGGGGTATGTTCCCAATTAATCCAAGTGAATGATCCCCCTGAATTATTGTTTTTGCGTTATTTGTCGTAGCTTTTACTGAACCAGTTATTTTTTGATTTGCCTTAGACAAAGAAGACATTGCACCTTCTTCCAATCCTAGCCCAAGCATCAATCCTATCCAATGAAATATCTTAGATGGTGATGCAATACCAAAAATCTTTTTAACTAAACCAATTGCAGACTTAGCAAAAGTTCCAAGTATTCCAAAAACACCATCATCTGATGATAAAATACCCTGCCCGAATGACGTTATTAGATTAGTGCCAATATCCTTGAAACTGCCACCTTTACCAATTGCTTTTGTAGCACTACTGAATAGATTTGTGAGTATGGGATTGCTGCCTAAATCTTTCTTTAATGCTGGTAATAATTGTCCTAATAATCCAGACGGTTGTTGATTTTGTTGACTACCGCCTAAAACGTATTCTTGAATTTTAGGGTGATTCAAGAATTGTCCAAAATTGCCTTTAGATGCAATATAAGGGTTTGTTGCTAAGTCTGTTAAATCATCCAGCCCTTTCCCATCCAATCGGTGCGTTTGAATGTAGGGATTACCACCAATTAATTCGGAATGAACCGAGTGTCCTAATTGAAAATCATTCCCAGATTGAGTGTTAAGGACTGAGAATAATTCACGCCCTGTTTTTTTATTGTATTTAGTAAATGCTTTGGTATTACCAAATAAATTCTCTTCAACTCCTAATAAATCTTGTAGCCATTTCTTTGACTCCAGGAATTTATATATTTTACTACCTAAATTTTTAGGTAGTTTGAATGGTGTATTTTTGTCTGTATTAGTATCTTGATGCCAGTCGTAAACATCGTTAATTTGCAACCCCTTGTCTTTGTTTTGTGTGTAGTTAAAACCTCCCAATGTATGAGCTAAAGTAGGCAAAGTTTTGTGTTTAACCATGCCCACAAAACCACTATCAGGAAAATACCCGTCGCCTTTTTCAGCCAATTGCATCATATTAAAGATAGTTGCAATTTCAGCCTCTCTAGCCAATTGCGGATTCATCTGATGAACCCCTGCTTTCCCTTGATAAAATGCTCCTAAATGCCTTAACGGTGTTTCAATTGATTTAGGGACTAAACCCGCGTTAGCAACACCCATCATGGTTGTACCTAATACCATTCCAGGTAATGTCGCTTTGCTTGCTCCCTTAGCTTCCTCAAATACTTTCTTGGTCAGTTCCGATTTGTCGCTTACTGCATTTTCTAACGCCTGATTATATGCCTCAATTCCTTCTGATGGAATAGACTGAATATCTTTTAATCCATCCCCAATAGCATCCGTTAACAGCCCAACGGCACTAGAAACGTCAACGACACCGTTTTTAATACCTAGTCCTAAACCAGCCGCAATCATCGCACCAATTCCCATCATTACCCATGATGGCGACTGAATACCCATTGTTTTCTTAACAGTGGCGATCAATCCGTTTAGCAGGTCGCGTGTTTCAGCCGTTACACCCGCTGAACCAATATCTAATCCTTTGATTAATCCTGCGTCAATCTCAATGCCCGCTTTTTTAGCTAGTTCTGTGTAGGTTTTTACGTCTTTCTTAAACTGATTAGCTTCGAGTAAGTTTAATCCACCTAATTGCTGTCCAACACGCTTGTCACTAGCTACAAGTTGACCTTTGCCAGTTGCGTGTACTTGACTTAATTCAGATCCAAATTCTTTACTAAAACCAGCATCCTCGCCAGATTTAACAATTCTATCTATCTCTTTAACCGCACCAGATAATCTACGCTGATAATTTTTAGCTGCACTTCTAGCAGCGTTAATATCGTCAATATGCCCTGTAGATTTTGCATTATCTACAGCGTCTTTTACCTGCTTGTATTCTGTTTTGAAATATTGATTAATAGCAGCTAAAGCAGCCTTAATATTAGCGATTGATTGTGTAGTTTGTTGCTTAATATTTTCCTGTGTAGTTGCTTTTAAAAACTCCAGAGATTTAGCGGTATTCTTCCCTACTTCTGCATTTAATGTCTTAAAATGCTGTTGTGTTTGTTGTGGAAGTTCTAGTAAAACTAATTCTGGTTCAGGCTCTTGTTTCTTGGTTTTCTGTTTCGCTGGTTTCAGTGGAATTTGAACTGGCGTTAAGTCAGCACTACCCCAAGGATCTGCTATTTGTTCATGAATAACAGGTGCTACAGATTGTACTTTAATCGCTGATTCACTGATTGCCTTCGCGGCTTCCTTGAGTTGATTGGCCGCTTCTAATAATCCGTCTGCTGGGCGTTGTTTAGGAGCTTGTTTTTCCACAGGTGGCTTATTCCCAGTAGCTAAAAATTCTTTAACTATCGGTGCAACTGTAGGGAATAAATTGCTAAAAGTTCCTTCCACAGCCTTCCTAGATTGTGATGCTAAACCACGCCCGATATATTGACTGACAGACCCTTTTTTACCACTTTCGGCAGCGTCAAAAAGACCATTTACGCTATCTCTAACGCCACTTGATGAGTTGGCTAAAACGTTAGTTGATGCCCTTCTAACTTCCTTGATAGTTGCGAGTTTAGCTCGTTCTGCTATTCCCTGAACACCTTTATTAACTGTTTCTGAAAATGCTTTATTTATTTCAGAGAATGTATTTGATATAACGCCGGAATTTTCTTTTTTTACATCAGTTCCTGAATATTGTTTAACAGCATCTTCAATTATAGATTTAATCTTAGCTTGGTTATTTTTGGGGTCTGATTGTGCTTTTTTGCCTACTCCAAAATATCTCAATAAACTATTTCTAGCGATCGCATCAACCGAACTCAAATCAACGTCGTCAAGTTCACCTCTGATAGATCCTGACCCTTTGTCAACAGCCGTAGAATAATCCTTGATTGCATCCTCAACAATAGATTTGATTTTTGATTTATTGTTTTTGGGGTCTTTTTGCGCCTTTTTGCCTACGCCAAAATACCTCAAAACTGAGTTAGAGGCTATTTGAGTAAAAGCCTTCATATCCACGCCCAATGAGTCCTGCATTGACGATCCAACGCCTTTGCTCAACTGTTTCCCGACATTTTCAAAAACGCCCTCGCCAATTGACCTCAAAGGGTCTAATCCCAGTTGAACCCGCTGGACTCTATTTTGTTGAGATTGTGGTGATTGTTGCGCCGATTGTCCGCTAGATTGGGGAACTTGCATTTGACGGATGGCATTAGAAATAGCCTGTTCCACAACTTCTGCGGTTTTGTCCTGGTATTGGTTCAGAACTATGGTGTCAACTTCCATCGTCACCTTTCTATTACCAAGTCTGTCTAGTCGTTCCTCTAGCTCATCAAGTTGTCCGGTATTGGTGCGGACGGTGATAGGATTTTGGGCGTAAAAATGGTTAACCTCTTTTAAATGACGGACTTTCACGTTGAGGTGTTCGTTTAAGTCCGTGAGGCTGTCATCATTGACGTAAGTTGTAATCGGGTTGTTTCTAAAGAAGGTATTAGCTTGCTTTAAGTGTTGTACGGATATGTTGATGTGCTGGTTTAAATCCGTTAGTGACTTGTCGTCAATGTCAACGGATAGGGATAATTTCTGGAATGATTTCTCAATACTTGCGGCGGCGCTAGATGCGGCTTTTTTCGCCTGTTCTAATGACTGGTTAAATTCTGCATAGTCTAGGGAGAGGTCAACGATTAATTCGCCTAAGTTCATAACTGGCAACTGGTAAGGGATTTTCCTTATAGTTGCCACGCCTCGTTTCAATCCCTCAGAAGGGATTAGTCATCCTGCAAGAGAGTGGCGAGAAACCAGGGAAGTTAAACAGGAAGTTTCAATCCCTCAGAAGGGATTAGTCATCCTGCAAGGATAGAAGCAATTAAGCAATCTTTATTACTTGCTGTTTCAATCCCTCAGAAGGGATTAGTCATCCTGCAAGGGGTCAATGCCGAGGTTATGCCCCTCACACGCCGGTTTCAATCCCTCAGAAGGGATTAGTCATCCTGCAAGGGCTAATATGTGGCATTTTAGCCATCACAGATTGGTTTCAATCCCTCAGAAGGGATTAGTCATCCTGCAAGTGCGGCAACCTGAACCACAATCTCAGTATCGTTTCAATCCCTCAGAAGGGATTAGTCATCCTGCAAGTTCCATTAGAATATTTTCATCTCGCCTTCAGACAAAGTTTCAATCTCTCAGAAGGGATTAGTCATCCTGCAAGCTCACTCTTTAATTGCTGTACTGTTTCTGCTGTTTGTTTCAATCCCTCAGAAGGGATTAGTCATCCTGCAAGATCAATAGGAGTATTTGCAGTGAAAGAATTAGCGCGTTTCAATCCCTCAGAAGGGATTAGTCATCCTGCAAGCGGATCGGATTTGCCAGCATCACCCCGCGCCTGTTCTGTTTCAATCCCTCGGAAGGGATTAGTCATCCTGCAAGCTAACTGTGAGGGGCATAACCTAAGCATCGAACCAGAGTTTCAATCCCTCAGAAGGGATTAGTCATCCTGCAAGTTCAAATCAAGACAGGGAAAAGGTTTCATGACACGCGCGTTTCAATCCCCCAGAAGGGATTAGTCATCCTGCAAGATCTACTCAACTTCCATTAACAACAGTAGAGGGAAGTTTCAATCCCTCAGAAGGGATTAGTCATCCTGCAAGGCGTCAACTCAAAAAATTAATCACTCATTTCAATCCCTCAGAAGGGATTAGTCATCCTGCAAGTGCGGCAACCTGAGTTTCAATCCCTCAGAAGGGATTAGTCATCCTGCAAGGAATCCAAAAAGTCCATTGCAGCCGCTTAAATCCCTTTTGATATTCTGCAAAGATAGCTCTAATCCCTTCGCTTGTCTAGGTTCTGGATTTGCGCGCGGGTTTGTTTTAGCCACGCTGCTTCGATGATTGCAAAATGATTAATCCCTTCTGAGGATTGCCAGCCATAGTTCCGGCTGGTCTATGGGAGTAGTCACCATCTCCCTTACTTTTTGATCGTAAAATCATCAAGTCATAGACTGACAGAACCAGTCATCCCGTCCAAACTGCGGTAAATTGATAATAACTAAAACCATCTACTTTGTCAAGCGTTTCTTTTTAAATCTCTTGGGTTTTTGGTAAACCAATCTAGTGTTGTGATATTTGACTTCTCCTAGTTCAAAACTACTATTATGTTTGTGATTCCTAGCCGCATTGGTGTCAGCTTGTTGCACCTGTTCAAATAACTCACATTCAGAGTTTTTGCAGACAAACTCATACTGTGATAATCGCTCACCTTTCTGATGACAACAATGGCATAGTTGAGAACTGTAGTTAGCAGGTGGTTCATGAAAACTACCGCCTCTGTTCTCAACTTTTTGCTTAGTTTTAGTTTTTAAATCACCCAAGCATCTTTGTCTCATAATCCAATTTAAACCCCGTTTAGCAGACGCGCCGTTGTGAGCATATCCCACCCCTTCAGGCAATGCTTTAGCTTCTGTTTGCTTCAGTAGATTAGTTAGTTGGGTATCTTCCCAGGCTATATGCTCATAAGTCCTACTTAATCTAGTTGACATTTTATGATTAAAGGCATTAGAAGAATTAGCCCCACGTTCATGTAATCTGGTAATTTTATCTTGTATCTTAATCTCGTTTTTTGTCTTAGGTCTAGCACCTTTGCTTCCTGAATCTTTCCACTTTTTATCATTAATTAATTCAAGGTTATCAAGCCTTGATTGTAGTTCCTCTATATGGATTGACACTCTTTCCCTGCTTAGATTTGGGAGGAATAACGCCCCGTGATCTGTCGCCACAATAGCCTGTACTCCAGGGTCAATCCCTACACTTAAATTCTTTCCCACTACGATTAACGAATCCTTGATTTGCTGTTCAATAAACTTGATTTTAGACTTAATATCTTCGTACTCTTGGCTGTCTTCTCCAAGCTCCTTTTTAACCTTGGGTAATTTCTTTGTTAAAACCGCTTTTTCTTCTTGCAATGGGTGAGCAAGGACAATATTGATATAGTAGCCAGATGCTTTTTTGGTTAGCATATACGCCCGAGGAAGACTGCTATCTAGGTTCAGTCTTTCCCCCCAACTTCTATCAGTAACGATTAAATTGCCAAATCCAGTAATTTCAACTGAATTATTCTTTATGTCTATCTTATTTGGTGGACATTGCTTATTAAATAAAGTGCTAATCTTATCAGCATCTTTTTTGAATTTTGGCTTCCTGCTGTTTATCCTTTTGGGGTCTAAAAATGCTAACCATGACTGTTTGAAAAACCCTAACAAGCCTCCGACGTAGTGCGAGGAAACGGATAAATCAGGTAGATTTTGCATCGCTCTTAACCCGTTTAACCCGTTCAAATTATCAAACTTCATTAAATCTATTAATTCCCTCCCCTCAAACTTACCACTGGGGAAAGTTTTATATTGATGTGGCATTATTTGTATTCGTTTCCAGGGGTAATCACCCTTAACTAATTTAGACCCTTTGACGTGAATAATCCCCTTTTTGGTTTTAATGGGAATATTAAAATTATCGTCCCGTTTCCAGTAACTTCCGCCTGTAGCAATCTGACACGATAGTCCTTCATAGCCGCTATTGCCAACTCGTAAAGGTACGGGAATAATATTTTCTAAGTCAAACGGCAACCACCGGGAAAATATATCAAATTTGGCAACTAATTCCTGTTCTTTTTTGTTGAGTTTTGGCTTGTCTTTGCTGCGGTAGTAGTTCCTAACAAGCTGCTGTTGTTCCGGTTTTAGCTTCTCTAACTTTTCCGTCGCCTTAGCTAAATCTGCGCTCAACTTACCAGCCCAGTTGTACCAGGTGATGCAATGGTTATGCAATTGATTAGCCAATACCTGATTCCATAGCCATGTCAATTCTTCTAGGTAGCGATCGCATGATTGCGCCTGTTCAGCAAGAAGTTTGACCTTGATTTTAATAGTTTTCATTGGGAATAATATCAATGTGGGTGTACAAGACCTACAGCCAGTGGTGAATCGGTGCTACCAACACCATCACGCGACTGGATAATATTGTATCCTAAGTTATTGAAAAATTAATAAGACTATTGAAAACATGATATAATTATTTAAACCATACCACGCAGGAATATTTGCGGTATTCCGGTGGTTTCAATGGTTAGTCCACTTTACTTAACCACTTAGTGAACTATGTCTAATGATACCTCAAAAGCTGTTGTTGCGACAGTTGATTTAGGATTTGCCAAGATTGATGGCTTGATGATGCCCGACGGCAGTTATGTTGCCTCTATTCCCCAACTAGCCGACATAAAATTAATCCCATCAGGAAGAAGCATAAAACAGTTAGAATCCTTGTGTAGCATAGCTTTCCAATCCCACCAAAAAGTTAAAAGCGACTTACACCCAAAAGCCGTCAACATAATCGTACTTTCCGATCTGTCTAAGCTTATACGGCAATTAGACAAACAAGGTAACTTGGTTGCCAGGGCTTTTGTTGATGCCATTCTTGAAGAGGGACTGGAAAGACGATTTGATAAAGCGTTCGGCAAACAAGTTGAAGAGTCAGAACGTAATAAGCTTTTGGCATTACGGATGAAACGAATATTAGCCCGTAAGCTTTGGACTGACATTTTACGCGACCGTTCCACCGCTTTATTTGGCGTAACTCCCACGCCTAACAATTATCGAGATTGGACGGTCAAGGTAAATGAACGGCTGTTTAATAAGCGTCATTTCCAGTGCAATCGAGATAACATGAACCAACTGGAACAGGAATCAATAGAACTATTTGAACGCATGGCGGAACGTAAAGCAAAACTACACGCGCAAGCCACGCCGGATCAATTAGTAGAAATGGCGTTAGCTTCATTTGAATAATTAATTTAGGCGATCGCCCCAAAAGAGACGACCGCGCTTTCGTAAACATCGCAAATATTGAACAAATATTGAATAGGAAAGATTTATTATGTCTGAGCAAGAATTAAGAGAACTGAAACCACGCCACGTCCTTGCATGGCAGAATGAATACCCAGCGATCATAACTCAAATTGACTGGAGTAAAAACAAGAGGAAAAATTCAAGATTTATCGAGATTCACCCGCAAGGCAGATCAGGTCTAAGAAGGCAATGGGTGAAACTAGATGATCTAAAAATTAACCCACATTTTACCGACGTTAGAAATAATCTAGATTAGTGCAATAAACCTAATGAACCTAACAATCAAAAAACTCGCCAAAGTAACACTGAACAACGCCCAAAACCTACCCGATTCACCCGGCATATATTTTGCCTGTGACGCGGCTTATCGTGTCTGGTATATCGGCACTTCATTTAGTCTAAAAGAAGAATTTATCCCCTGTCTTCAAGAGAGTGAATTTCGCGCTAACAATGTGCAATACATCTGCTATTTGCTATGGAATGATATGGATGATTTAGAAGAATGGGAACATGAATACATCCAAAAATTCAACCCACCGCTAAATAATAACGACGTTGACCCTGAATTACCTATTATTGATTTAGGGTACGATAAAAGCCAATATCTCGCACGGTATAAAGAGATAAAGCTGATTCAGAAGGCACTAGAGCAGGAACTAGAAGAACTGAAGCCCAATCTAGTAACACTGATTGAAGGTAACGACGGGAAAATCAAAACCAATGATTGTAGCGCATGGGTTAGCAGGCGTGTCACCTATCAATATTCTCGTAAATTGGAACACGATGAGAGGATAATTAAGGAGCGCAAAAAACAGGAAGAATCAGAAGGAATTGCTACAATTAAATCAGTTTCAATATACCCCGTAGTGAGGTAGATATGGCGCATCCAATAACATCTATTGAGTCAATGAACTGGATAAAAAAATATGAATCTCATATTGTGTGGCTTGAAAATATTGCAAATATACCTTATGTCAGGGAGTATTTGCTACACAATTGCAGAGGCAGAAAAGGCAGGATAAAATATCAAGATTTCAAAGTAGTAGGATGGACAGAATTACACCAAACAGCACCAAACAATGGGAACCCAGGCTGTTTTAGTCGAAGAATATTTTGGTTAAAAAGTTACGATAGATTCTTGCAACCCGATGGACTTTACAGCACTGGATGTCCGGTAGAAGCCGTAGATCCGCTTACAGTTTCCGTCGGAGAAGCGGGACTATTAACTAACCGTGCATGGGGAAATTATGCTGTCAATTAAAGAAGCAAACAAACAACTGAATCAATTAACTAAAGCTATGAATGATCCGCAATTGGATGATATCTGGAAAGCGTGGCAGAATGACTTTAAAAAACGCCAGCAAGCTAACGCTAGATGGTTTAACAATTTTGTCAGGATCGCAATTGCAGCAACAATAATTCAGTTGGTAGTGTTAATATTTTGCGTGTGGTATTTCACGAAGTAAAGAACAAAAACCAAGATGAACCAAGATTATCCTTATGGCGTTCGGCTTAAAACCAATGGCACTCACTATTCTGTTCGCGCAATAGCAGATGACGGAACAGTTGAGCTACAACAAACTTGTAACGATCCTTCTGTTGACATAAATGGGAAAATAACCTTCCCTAATGCCATTAATTCTGTGCCAGATTCATATTTCAGAAATGAGTTTCAGTTGTTAAATTTAGAACAATTTCTAGAGGAATTTCCGTCACTAAAAGATCGTTTCATCTGTAAACAACAAAACCCCATCCAAGGGGACGGGGAAACCTGACAACCAAGACGAAGATAGCAGTGTTATAAAAGTTCAATATATGCGACTATTATAACACAAATCATTCTAACAACATCCCCAAAATAGATAATATTTGAGTTGGCAAAGATTCGTCTTTGACCAACTTTTTAATGACCTTTTCTGTGGCGAAACTTATCCGTTTGTTGCCAGTTTTAATATCATCTGCAAACGGCAATAAGTCCACAAAATCCATCGGCGCGTCGTCTTTACCCTTGAAGGCATTAAACAAGCCAGACCACCCTATAGCGTGTATTCTGGCTTCTGTATTTGCATTTTCCCTACGCAGTTTTTCAAGGTTGCTAACACAATCAAAAACCACGTAGTCGGGTTGTTCTAGGAAGCGTTCCCAGCTACTAAAACGCGAGTCTCTAATTCCGTAGTATTGGATTCTCCAGTAGAGTCCGTTCCAGTCAATTGTAGGGACTCCCCCGCAGCTTCATCCTCGCTTGTAGTTGCCACTGGCTCAGGTTTTACCCAGCCTAAACGCTCATTTTGATAGAACTCATAAATAGCGGAAATTAGGTTTTCATCAAGTGATTTTGTATCCTCAATTGTCCACTCATCCGAACCAACAATGTATTTTCTACCATCAATTAAAAAGCCAATATCACCCTCCGATAATGGTTGTTCAATTGGTTCAACTTGAATTACAGAAACATCACTAGACTGATTACCCTTGATAATTACCTTGTGTCCAGTGAATCCACCAAATGCAATTTGTTGTTTATTTTTGAGGTGTAACGACTGCGGAATAATGTCCAATGCAGTGGCATTAATCGCAGCGTCATAATCAATTTGAATAGGATATGCAGCGCGATTCTGAATGAAAATAGTTGCAATTGCTACAGCTAAAGTATTGCTGTTAAGTGCGCTTAATGACTGTAATTCCGCAAATTCTTCCACGTAATCATAGACAATATCGCTATTATCTACTGCCACGCCGTCAACTGGTTTTGGTGATAACAATTCTTGTGCAGCTTCAAAACTAATATTTCTATCTTTGGCAATAGTCTTAATTAATTTTGTGGCAACAATTTGGGCTTTGCTTCTGCTCAGTTCATATTCATCAATTTCCATCCGTTCCCCAACGGAAATAAAGCCGCGTTTTTCTAAATAGAGGATACCAATATTTTCATCACCAATGGCTACTACTTCGGAACGAGATTTTCTGTTAATTACTGGGCGCATAATTCAATTTCTAGGTTATCGTTTTTGTCAGAGAAAATTTGATGTGTGGCGCAATTTTGGACTGATTCAGGGATTTTGATTTTAAACTTTTGGGACTCGTTTGAAACTTCAATTTCTCCAGACATCCCACCCCTAAATACAGCCGCGCCACACTTGATATAATTGCCATCAAGTCGGCAGTTTATTAAAACTGCCAATACTTGTGTTTTGTCAGTCAAAAGTTGCATTATGCAGCAGCGTAATAACCAGGTGTCCAAATGAATGAGTCACCTTGGAAAGTTAGATTAAAAGTGTATTTTTTGATTTCGTTCTGGTTCGCTGGTTCGTTCAATCCCATGAGTTTAGTCGCGCCCTCAAATTTTTCGCCGTCCGGTAAGGTCGCGATCGCGTAAATCTCTCTATTCAAGAATGCAGAATTATCAGATACACGTTTGATGATATTGACGTAAGCTAAATCACCAGCTTTGACGATTCCTGAAATATTCAACGTCCGGGCATTCCGAACAATGGCCATTTCTGTACCTGAACCGCTTTGGAAATTAGTGGTGTCAACTTGGGTTTCTTGGTTAGTTTTGTCCATTGTCTGAATCCCAAACAATGGCACAGTTCCAACCACAAAATCGCCAACCGAAGAATCAGCGATTGCTTTCTTGAGAGGTGCGACGGCAAAAGACGCGGCTGTTGCTGTAATGGTTGCGTCAGCGGTAAATAGAACTTGTTGGCGGTCGGTAGGTGCTGATGGTGCTGCAAAGCTAAGGGAAGTTCCTGCCTTGATTGTCGTACTGGTAGCGGCTGTCAGGCTAACGCTAGTTGCGCCAATAACAGCCGGCGCATCAAAAGTGATCACGGCTTTAGTCACTGCTCTGCTATTGGGATTAAGTAGCAGGATATCTAGGGTGTAATCCTGAAGAATAATATCTTGCACGGGTCTAGTCATAGTAATTCCTGTGAGAATTTTTTATAGCTTTCCCATCGCTAAATATTGATAGTAATTGGCGCGAAAATTATAATCCTTGCTTGCTCAAATGTCGTGTCCGTCGCTGGTGTGTGGGAATAGCGATAAACTACAAAATTAATCTCAATTTTGCGTAGTGCGTTAGCTAGATTGGACGACCTCTTGAAGTTTTTAAGCACCACTTCCCATTGCTGGGGTTTATACCTTTGTCCGCCACTAGAACCCTGCGCGGATCCCATTGGCACTTGCTTGATCAAACATTCAAGTCCGTCACTGGCAGACGGCGGATCTGCGTTAGATCCGTAAGTCCAAACAGATGGACAGCCATTGGTGTATTTGCCCAAGTCGGGAGCTAACAGCGCGGCTAGTTTTGTCCGTAGTTCTGCAACTGTAGTCATGACTGCACCTCTATAGAATAGGAGTCTCGTAATTCTCCAGTATCTACGATGTCACGGGGTGAGCCGGCTACCGTTCCATTTTGCCTGACGGTTTCGCGTGGCCATTCCCACATTTGAGTTTCTATAATTTCCTGTGCCTTCTCCCCAAAGCCCTCCGCCATTTCTGTAAATGCTTGTGCAAAATCTTCTGATTTTTGAAAACTGTCAGCATAACTTTCGGGGGCGTTGAATTGTTGCACTGCTTCATCTACCCAAGGGCGCGCGGGTAATTCTGTTCCGTTTTTTAAAGTCGCACCCTCATGGACTAGCGCGGCGTGATCTGCTGACCAGGTGAGTGTCGCCGTCTGCTTGCGAGGGATGTTGATTTTATTCCAGTTGACTTGAACCATAGCGGGTTTTGTGAGGTTGATCTGATTTTTCCCACTACTGGTAATGGTTTTAGGGATTTGAAAATTATTTTAACTTTAGGGGTTGACATTATGTAGCTTATCCACTATTATAAAAGAAGATTAAACAACGAACAAGGAAACGGGCAAAATGAAGTATTCAGCTATAACTTTTAACAAAGAAGATGATGCCTACGATTACTACTACAGCAATCAATCTGATTTCGTGGCAACAAAAGATCGTCCTGTAGGATTAAACTATCAAATTATCAATCATTTAAGTGGGAAAGTTACGCTTGTATTTGCAAGAATAGAAAAACAATCTGAGCTAGTAAAGGCAAAAAAAGCCAAGACGACAAAGATGATAAACCAGTCTACTCCTAGTAAAAGAATGCAGATTTTATTGTCTTTTCTGAAAAGAGAAAACATTAATCTTGATAAATTATATTTCTTGTTTACTACAGGGCGAATCGGTTGCAGCAATGGTGTATATGAATCATTGAAGTTTGTGGCTGGGAGCGAAAAAGGTTACACAATAGCTCATTTCCAAGAATCTTTTTACTATGAAAATAAAAAAATTGGTGTAAGCGACATAGCAAACGAAATCTTGCCTAATATGAGTGAAAAAATGATTAAATCAATTAGTAAAATAATTGAAGCGTTGAGCCAAGATGTAAAACCCTTCGAGAAAAAACTAATAAGTTTTTAAAATAAAATCCCCAGTGACCGAAACTACTGGGGATAAGATTAAACAACAGGAGCATTATATCATGACAGACAGGTTTAGCCGCTACAATCAAACCGAGAAAGGAAAGGCACGAAACCGTAAAGCACAGGCTAATTTATCGCCTGAGCAGAAGGAATTGCAACGGATACGGAAACGGGATTATATGCGGCGGAAACGAGCGGAGAAAAAACAGCAGGAAGAATAATGATTGTGCAACCCTGAGTTTATCGGGGTTTTATTTTGTCTGAAATTATTTTAATTTAGGGGTTGACATTATGTAGCTTATCCACTATTATAAAAGAAGATTAAACAACAACAAGGAAGCGGACAAATGACTTACGATTTAGATTACACCAGATTGCAAGTAGCCACATTAACAACTGAAGTATTAACAGAATCAATTAACGAAGCAGGACAAGAAGGTTTTACTACTGATGACTTTGGAATGATTGTAGTAGAAATGATGAAAGAAGAGATGCAACTACGATTAAACGGCGAAAGTTTCATCAAAATTCAAGTGGTTGATATTGAAAACAAAATTGATAGCATTGATAGCGTGGTTAAATTTGAAGTTGGCAAGGTCTACGCAACCACTAACCAGTCATTCAAAATTCAAATCACCAAAAGAACAGATAAGACTGTGTGGTTTGAAAATATTGTTGATGGAGATAAAAATGGATTTTGTTGTCAGGGCAAAAAGAGAATAGCGATTAAATACGGGCGAGAAACTGTCATTGACGGAATGTATCAATACAGCGCAGCATAAAACAAAACCCCTGTAACGCAAATTACAGGGGATAAGATTAAACAACTAGAGGTATTATATCATGGCATTAACTAGAGACAGTATCAACGAAATATTGGTAAGTAAAGGATTAGGCGATAAATTCAAGTGTAAGAAAATATTGGTTGACGGTAGTATTGATAGAGAAATTGACGGCGAATCAAATGTAATTCACGATCAAGACAATAACCCAGTATTTGATTGTGGCTGGGTAGACTGGGATAACAGGTTAAAACAGTTTATTAATTCTCAACTTCCATAACCAAATTCAAAAGTTCCTTGCAGTTCCATCCCCAATCTTTTTGCCAACGCCTTAGCAACTCTAGGGCGTTGTTCGTTTACTTGAGGTGCTAGTACGAAAGTTCCCTGCTGTTCCGTTCCTGTAATTGGTTCTATGTATTTGGCGTTATATTTTTCACGCGCCAACAATGTCCGGGCGGGTATGGCTTTAGGTGTGACGGCATAACCTGACAAATAAACGGTGTTAAAATCTACGCTTGGATGTTCCGGTTTAGCCGTGGTTCGCCCCTGCCGTAGCTGATCATAGCCTTGCATCCATGCCTTAATCTCCAGGGTGGTATTGACTGCAATCGGGTTTCCGGTTTCCGGGTCAACTTCATAGTCTCCACAAGTCGCTTCTATGGTTGGGAGCGTGGCGTAAATGATGAAATTGGGGATGAATAGTTTGGACATTTTTGATTTTATTTTTGCCTAAAACAAAGATAATTGCAGTGGCTTCTCAAGTGTTTTTGGTGAAACAGGCATTACGGGAATTTGCACTACTTCCGTAATTGGCGGCGCGTCTTGCACTTGGGCAACATAGCTAATTAATTGCATTAATCTCGTTCCCCTAATACGCGCTATCCGTTCCTCAAGTTCCCCATATTGATCAAAAACTTTCATTAGGCGATCGCTTCGATAATCTCCAGAATCAATTTCAGACTTACTAAAACCTAATCCCATCAATTGTTCGTAAATTTCCAAATATTCTCTAAATCTATTGTCAATATAAATAGTGTCGAGTTCAAATTGCACAGGGAATAAATCTCTGTTTTGACCTTCTAACGCCCAAGGGATAATATGTTTTTGCCCCGATTCTGCTATGGCTATAGTAAAAGGCGGTTCAGGTGGATTTAACAAGTATTGCCTAATTCCCACCCTAGTCAGCAAGTTTTTAACTATTGAAAAAGTATCCTTGCCTTCTGTATATTCACCTTCAACGACAGGCGCAATTAGCTTATCACCCTGATAAACCCTGGACAAAGAACGTCCCCACAGCTTTGACCATTTATTTTTACCTTCATTCCAGTACCAAAGCTGCTTTTGATTACCGGAAATTGTAGAGTGACAGCGATCGCATAGCACTTTAGACTCTGGACATTTAGCTGACGAGTGCATCGTGAATGTATTGGATAATTCCAAAGCATTAGATCCGGGTTTAGCGCAAAGGTAGCAATTAGACATAGGTTGATACCTGTGGAAATTTAGTAGCAAATTGATTATAAATATCTGGGTAATGCTTTCTTAACTCTGCTAATCTTCCCCAGTTAGCACCTGTTGTACCGATTGGGCATCCATTCCTAACTGTCATTCTATCAACATCATAAATAGCAGGGTATTTTAACGAGTGCATATCAATATATTCCCAGATATTTTGAGTAGTCCAAAATGCCACGGGTGAGCAACAAATCAACCCGTTTTTGAGCGTATGCACTTCACCATATTTGTTGAGATAAAATGCGCGGTTTTTGCTTTCTTGCTTACGTATTCCCCACGCATAACCCTTAACATTATTCAATTCTTGGTATTCATTAAGCGGGTCATAAATCAGTTTTTGATTTATCAATTTATCGGCTTTTGTGTCCATCGTCCCTTCAAGGGGAACGCCATAATCCAGATACAAATGCCATAAATCACGCACTGGACAAAGTTCAATAATATTCCACCCCTGAGTTTTCAAAAACTCTAATAATTCAATGCAATCATCCCATTCAGCAAACATTCCCTGATTTACCCAGACCAATGGACAATCTGAGTAAACTTGCCTAATCAAATGTGACATCACTAGGCTATCTTTACCACCTGACACACTAGCGTAAACCTGATAATCGCATTGCTCTAACCATGTTTTAATTAAGTCTTTTGCCCTGGTTATTTTCTTTTTTAACCAGGGATATTGAACGCCAGATCCGTTACTTAGCATAAATCACGTTATCCTTTGGCATATAGCACAACTCCTTGTTTGCCGCTAACCAAGCGGGACTTCTCCACCCCCAAACCATCTGAGGATTATCTATTTTTTGATCAAGTAATCTAACAGGGATAGGACGCATTAATTTACTATCACGCCACAGATGGTAATTATCGTAAATCACCCCTATTTCCCATTCCCTGACTTCACCATTGCCGTAACTACGCTTTTTCTGAATGTGAGTAACAGACGACAAAAGATTTTTGATTGCCGTTTTATCGCCTACAGCAAACCAAGAAATAGAATTAATTAACCTTGTGTAAAGCGGTAAATCATAGGATTTTTCCGCCCCTTCACCTGTTAAAAATTTGGGCTTACGCTTACCCCAGTCTAAATTGTTTTCGTGATTATCCCATCGTTTTCTATATTTGTCTGTAGCTTCACCCTGCAAAACATAGCAAGGTGAACTCACGCACCAATATTTCTCTGACTTAATGACACCTTGTTTTAGTGGTAAATTCTGCTCAATAAACTCTTTGGTTTCTGCTACTTGATCTGGCGTGGGATTAGGTGAAAGTAGATTATTTTGTTCTAAAAGCCTATAAACTAAAATCCCTTCTAGCGATGGACTCCAGTTGTCATAAGCACCCAAAGATGTCGCCAAATGTGCTGTAATTTTTAAGTTATCCACCCAACAAACTCCTTAACTCAGTTGATGTTTTCGCCTCACTCAAAAACTGTTGATATTGATTGATATATTCTCTATATTTAGCGTGTGCCAGGTTAAATCTATCGCTCTCTACACCACTTTCAGAACTCCACAATAAACCACGTTCTGACTCAGAACTAAACCAGAAATTCATGCTGACTCGACCATTTCCGCGATTGCCTTTACCACCTAAATACGGGAATTGTGCAAACTTCAATAAAGTATCAAAAATCCATCCCTGCTCAACTTGCGTACAGTTCAAATCCCATCTTGAGTATAGTTTTGCTCCTGGCATAATTAATCTATCGGAAGCAATCATTTGATCCGATTTTTTCTCTTTAGCTGCACCATCTCCCTTGAGTTGCGCCTGTACTTCTGTTGGCAGAAATTTAATCAAATTAGGATCTAAAGTTGCATCTCTGCGGGTAGTTTGATCAACCGTTAAATATTCAGACCATGTTTTCATTACTTTTCTAATCAAAGGCAAGTAGTCATTTTTTGCTTGATTCCAATTATCCAAATCTTCAGTTTTTGTGGGAGTGAATGGGTCTGAAGATAATTTATTTTTAGCCTCAATTAGCTTCTGAATAGCGGGTTGTACTTCCGGTGGTAGTATCGCCGGAACTTGATTGTAAATGTATTCTGCTGACTCGTAACAAGACAAATAAGCAGATCCTACATTAATTCTGCCTTGCACCATTTGAGCATCTTTAGAGCCAAAAACCTTGGCGGGTTTAGCAGTTCCTAAGACCGACAACCAAGGCATTAGAACCCGGATCTTTTTATCAAGTTCCATATCTGAAGCTGTACCGGCATCAATCCTGCCACCTGCAAACATTGTATGGTGTGTATCAGGATTTACCTGTAATCCTAATTCAGTTAACGCCGCAGCTACACCTACACGCCGTAACAAACCATTTCTCAAGGCATTTCCAGAATAGGTGAAAACACTTCTAGGATTACCTTCAAAATCCAGTAATTTTAAAGTTTTTAAATTACTAACATTGCCTGACACCTCGCCAATATGTGACAACGGCGTTTGTGTTGTGATTACACAGTGTAAAGTCAATCTTTCACGGTCAAAAACATCGTAATTATCAAACATTTGTCACCTCAACTTCCTTGATTATTTTTGCAGAGTATTCCTCGGAGTAAATGCCTTGTATTGGCTGCTGCATTAGCTCCAGGAGGGCAGCACCATATATATTGTCAAAATTCAATTTTATCCATTGAATATTTGATATCCAATACCCATTATCCCAAAGAACTTCTCCTATCCTTTTTCCGTTTCTGAGCAGCCAATAGCTGTTATTTTTAAATTCTGTTTCTATGAGTTGAAGATTGTTTTTGTAAAACAACGCTTTCAACTGAGTCTCTGAAAGATTTAAAAGAAATGAAAAATCTACCATACTTTTATACCTCAATGTTCTCAACTTCTATAAATTCTTCTGGTTCATCTAACCCTAAACTGCGGTCTTCCTCAAACCGTAATCTACAAATTACTTGAATAATCCCTGCTTTGGTTCTCAGTAGTTCAAGTACATCCCACTCACTAAATCCGTGTGGTTGAATGTCAGCAATTAAATCCAACCATCCCATAAATACAAGATTTTGGTCAACGGGAAGTTCTTTTATTTCCGTTACATCTTCATTTACTCTTAGTATCCGTTGTGTTGGCTGAATTATTTTAGTTAACTCGATTGGGCGTAATTGTGAACAAAGTTTATCACAAAGTCGCTGCAAATAATCTTCTAAATTAGTTGATATTTCAGCAGAGTTTCTAATACTTGATTCCAAGTAAGTCCAGGTTTTAGTACCCATTGCGGGACTACGTTTTCTGTCACGGCACTTGAAAGCCCAATAGGTAAGACAAGCGGCTACGCCATAACATTTGTCTCGTGTTTGAGACATTCCATAATTATTATTGTTCATCTTAATTTTAAATTAACTAACATTATTATCGGAGAAAATTGGACATTTAAAACGGAACTTCTGCTAATTCTCCCATCGGCTCGACTACCATCTGAGTGACAATCTTTAACGCCTGTTTAGCAACAAATCCAGCCTTAATCACCATCCGTTCCCACAATGCCCTAAACAGTCCTTTTCGTTTCTGCCACTGCCACACAATAACTTTAGTCGCTGGCAATGGCTCTATGCTCCCGATGACTATATCGGAACTCCCATAAGAACCCCCAAAAAACTCTGAGACACCAAAAAATAAGGCGTTGTAGAGTTCAACCATCACCATACCGCCATGATCCGGCATACAGTCAAACGCGGTTACATCCTCAGAATTTTTAAGTTTTTCGTTAATTCTGGAGCGCCTAATTTGATCAAACATCTGATAAAAAATTAATATTCTGGCAACGTCAACCCGTTCTAATACGGGCGGTGTAGCTATTCCTTGGTTGGGAGTGCCTGTGAATGCTCCCCACATAGCGCCCTTGGGACGGTTCTCAATATCAAAATAAAATAGTCCCCATGATAACTGCTGTTTCCGGTAGGTTCTCACGGTTTTCTGGTCATGGAACGCGCCCGTCCAATAGGTTTTTAAATACTTGTCAGTCCAGTCAATAGGGATTGTTATTTGTACCTCACCCTGAACCGAACAGGCTAATAAATTATTCCAGTTCTCAGGAATAATCCTTTCCACGCCGTCGTTATCCTTGCGTATAGCCTGATAATCAGTAGCAGCTCGCCATATCAATGAGTTCAGTATACCCATGTGCGTTAGTAATTGGCGATCGCTCATCTTGTCCGCCACGCCAAACGCCATTTCACGGGTGTCTAAAATTTGTTGGCGGGTGAGTACGGTTGTACCTTGCAATTCTGGGAGTTTTACGTTATTATTCATATATATTTCTTGATCTGTGCGGGTGAAAAATGAGCAGATTGAGCGGACTGATAAAAAACGTCTTGGTGGGTTCAGGTCCACTGGGGCGTTTTGTCCGTTATAGGTATTATAGGCTATTTCGATAAGATTATCAATATTTCAATAACCCTTGCTGTGACTAGGTTCTGGATTTTCCATACAGAATCTTTTTCTTCATGCCATATAACTTAAATGCGCTTAATCAAAAAGAGGATTTTAGGGGAAACAGATCAATCAGAAGAAAAAATTAATTAAATTCTTCACTTTTGGCAACCATGAATAAGATTCTGTAGGGAAAGCTGGGAGTGTAGACAGGATAAGGTTTTTGGGCTTGCAGGGATAAACACAATATGTTGTAATATATAAATTAAAATAGTGAACCTGTGCGAACAGATCCACTATTGCCATAACCTCTACACAGGCTAATAGCAAAACTATTATGACACAATTAGAGTTGATTAAGCAAGAAATAAACCCTCCAATTTTGAGAGATTATCAAATTGGGTTTATCGAAGACATTTACAAAGCAATTGAAGAAGGGTATAAACGTATTTTAGGGGTATCTGGCACAGGGTCAGGTAAAACCGTAATAGCATCTAAAATTGTGGCTGATGCCGTAAGTGAGGGCAAAAAAGTTTTATTTATCGTCCACCTTGATGTTTTGGTTGGACAAACCCATGAAAAATTTGCAGCCTTTGGGATTGAGTGCGGGTTTATCAAAGCAGGGTGGAAAGAGAATCAAGACGCATTAGTTCAGATTGCATCGGCTCAAACATTACCGCGTCGGAATTGGTGGAAACAAGGATTTGTGCCAGATTTAATTATTTGTGATGAAGCTCACGAAACTAGCTGGATAACGGTAGTTTCTCAGTTACTCAATGAAAATGAACAGGCTACAGTAATTGGATTGACGGCCACACCATACCGATTGTCTAAAAAACAGGGTATGGGTGATAAGTATGATGTTTTAGTGGCTGCACCCACGCCAGGGGAGCTAATGCAGCGCGGTTTTTTATGTTCACCCGTTTACTACGGATTGAAAGCCCCTGATTTATCAAAAATCCGAACTGTGGCAGGTGACTACTCTGATAGTGGGCTAAGTGACGTAATGAATGATGGCGACGTGCTTCAGTCAATGTTGCAAAACTGGCAACGGTTAGCGAGTGACCGGAAAACAATTGCCTTTGCAGTTGACGTAAAACATTCACAAGCGATCGCTCGCACATTTAACAACGCCGGAATTGTAGCGGAACATTTAGACGGGAACACGCCAATACCCGTTAGACAGCAAATGTTTAGGCGTTTAGCCAGTGGACAAACTCAAGTTTTATCATCCTGTCAAGCATTACAAATAGGATTTGATTGCCCGCCGGCTGACTGCGTTTTAATGTGCCGTCCCACCAAGTCTAAATCAATCTATTTTCAACAACTGGGTCGCGGGTTACGTCCGTTTCCTGGTAAAGCGAATTGCATGGTATTAGACCAAGCTGGAAATGTAAAGCGGTTCGGGTTTGTTGAATCAATCAAAGGATTTTGGCTAACCAGTGGCAGGAATGAAGATGGCGACGCGCCCATGAAGGAATGTCCTGACTGTCATCAACTCCATTATTGCTTTGTTGAAAAGTGCGATTGTGGTTATATTTTCCCTAAAAATGAAGCTGCAAAACCACTAGGGATGATGGTTGAATTAAAACCGAAAACAGCCCCCGCACCTAAGCAGGTAACTCCAGATCCTCTAATTGAGGAAAAACGGGCATTTGTAAAAGAGGCACTAGCTAAAGTGTGGAAATACAAAATGAAGCCCGGATGGGTCTATTTCCAATTTAAAGATAAATACGGGAAAATCCCAGCTAGGGATTTGTTTTATCAGGGGATATTTGGTGAAAATCCTACGGAGCTAGATAAAGAAAGATATTGGCAATTTCTTGTAAGCAAGTCACCGGATGATGAGAACTATTGCCAGCAATATTACATATATGAGTTTGGCGAAAAAAGAATGAAATCAGCCGAACCAGTGTTAAGTTCTTTTGAAAAGTTACTGATACCGTTTTAATTGCCTAGATGCCCGACAATATAAAACGCGACTATTCAAAATATCTGAATAATCGCGTTTTTGTCTTTTCATTTGACTATTTCCCCAAAAAGAAATTTAACCCATCTTCGTTAAGCTTGACTTTAAAATCTCGACTTTGCAAGAATTTCTTGACATCTTTAAACGTCACCATTAAACGAGTTTTGTTAACTTTTTGTATTGGCAACTGCCCTGAATCACACCAGTGCGACACAGCCGCTCTACTAACTCCTAATAATTTAGCAACCTTGCATAAAGATAAGCTATCGTAATGGCAAATAATGGAAATATTATGCTTTTGCAATAGTGCCTGACGGCTACCTCCGTTCTGCTAAACCCATGTTTACTAAGCTCATTGACAATTCTACTTGGAAGTATAAACCCGGCGTTATCCTGCACTATCTCTATCTCTTTTTAACTCCAACATTTATTGCCCTTCTGTCTTGCCATTACACCCTCGCCAATACAATTTGCTCAGGTTGATCTTGATATTTACCCTGCCTATCTTCATAAGAAACAGCGCATGGTTCACCTTTGAAAAATAGCAGTTGACAAATACCTTCATTCGCATACACTCGACAATCTGCACTTGATGAATTGGATATCTCGATAGTTAAATTCCCTCGCCACGAACTTTCTACAGGTGTTAAATTAGCTATTAAACCAGCTCTCGCATAAGTTGATTTTCCCACACAAATAGCTGTTAAATCTGACGGCATTTCTAACCTTTCAATTGCCACACCCAGCCCGTAAGAATGAGCGGGGATTATGAAAAAATCACCCCATTGATCACGCTGTAATTCTACTGACTCTAAATTACCAGAATTAAAGTTTTTAGGGTTAACAATTGTACCCGGAATATGCTTAAAAACTTTAAATTCTTTAGGGCTTAATCGGATATCGTAACCGTAAGACGACAGCCCATAACTAATCACTTTCCTGATCTGATTCTCCATTAGTTCATGACCGCAGATACTAACCTCTCTAATTAATTGAGGCTGAAATGGGTTGATCATCCCACTAGCTGCCAATTCCGTTATCTGTGCATCGTTTAAAATCATGATTAACTCTTAAATAAACAATTGCTTTAATATTGAAACTGCGTTGTGATAGTTGCGGTCAAGGTGCATGACAACGATTTTATTCACATAATAAAAACCGTCGCTCCGTCGTTCAATTCTGCCACTGCCTCTATTCCCAAATCCGTCTAATAATGATTGAAGTTTCTGCGTTAAATCATCCATGATTGTATTAGATTATAGATATTCAGATAATTTTATCACAACTTCAATCACTTATGTCAAATACCAATTATGAAGACAATCTTCAATTATTAATCAATTATCACGCCACTAAAGATATAAGAATTAGAAACAAGATTGTTATTAACAACATGGGACTAGTCCATAAAGTTGCTCATAAAATGACCTTCTGCTGTGACCTACCCTATGATGATTTAGTCCAAATTGGGGCAACTGGATTAATTAGGGCAATTGAGAGATTTGACCCTGAAAAGAAGTGTAAATTATCAAGTATTGCGGTTCTATTTATTAATGGTGCAATCTTGCAATTTATCCGTGACAAGGGGCGGCTGATCAAAGTTCCTAGAACACTACAAGAAACTCACCAAAAGATTAAACGGTATGCACAAAAGCACGGCGTTACCTATGAACAAGCTGCTTTATCTCTTGATATTCCATTGGACTTAGCTAAAGAATGTGCAACGGCGTGTAATCAGCATAATTCTGAATTACCGGAGGCTTTGACGGATGAACGACAGGAGGAACTGGATAGAATCACGCCATTGATAAACCAGTTGCCGGAACTACACGCCGCTGTTATCAACGGACTTTATATTAACAGAATCCCCATTGGCGAACTTGCCAGACTTCACGGCATGGGGTCCAGGAAGATCCGCCAAATTGAAAAAGAGGGATTGGAAAAGTTACGCGCCATTGCTGACGGGCGTGTTAAATGTCCTAGATGCCAGAGTTACAACACCGTTAGGCGTGGCGTTAGGTATTCTTGCAAAAGTTGTAAATATTGGTTTAGGGTCAATCCCAAGCCGACCGCGCCTGTCGGTTTTGATATTGAATTAAAGCTAAAAGTTATTGAAGCAATTGAGCTTGGAAAATCTTTGCAGTGGTGTGAGATATTTTTGGGCGTAGACTCCACAACCGCTTGTAAATGGCGGAAAAAATATGTTATTGATAAATCTATAAATCTATTGATTACCCGGCACATGGCACTATCTGAGCAATGGCAACTGACCGCAAAGTTTGCTGATTTAGCAGATTTTATAGTTAAAAAATGCCCTGCTACTGTGGAACGCGAAGCGGCGTTAGAGGCGTTGACTGTGGCAATGTCAAAATCACAATTGGCTTGTTCTGTGACGACGGCGGTTAAATCTACGACGGCGAAACCTGGAAAATAGTAATTGCGATCGCTGTCACAAGATGGCGATTTTTTATTAATGTGCAATTATTGAGTTAGTTGCTAATAGGAATTACTAAATTGAGATGGGAGAAATTACCACGACCTTGGACTAAAGAACAATGTCGCCGCCGCTATGTTGAGGCTGATGATGACATAGGAATTAGGGGACTAGCAGACGCATCTGGACAGTCAAAGGGGACGGTCGAAGGCTGGGTAAAACGAGAATTGTGGCTAGATCAGAGGCGACAGTATCGTGACACCCTCAAGACGACCATTCAGGAGAAGACTATTGAAAAAACATCTGAGAAAATATCAGATGAATTGTCAGATATAGTTATTGAAAACTACAAAGTTCACAAATTAGCAAGGGATTATGTTGCTAAAATTATTGAACTTAAAGCTCGACAATTACAGGAAGATTTGAAGTTAGCAGGGGAGGAAAAGAAGAAAGCGATCGCTCAACATAACGCGGCGGAAGTTAATCAATGGTCACAGGCGTTAAAACGGTCAACAGATGCCATTAATGAGGTGAGGGGTATTAAATACTTCATTGACATTAATGCGGCTGCTGACAAGCTATCTAGGGAAGGTTACGAAATAATAGATCCAAGCGAGAAACCAAATGAACAAACAGACGATTAAGCGTAGTCAGATTGAGGAATGGGATATTGACAGATTAATGGCGTATAAACACAACGCCAAATTACATCCTGATTCCCATGTGGATCAGATAGCAAACTCCATTGAGGAATTTACATTTTTAGATCCGGTGGCAGTTGATGAGAAGGGAGAATTGCTAGAGGGTCACGGACGGCTTTTAGCAGCTAAGAAGCGAGGCGACACCACTATCCCAGTGATTCAGGTAACGGGACTGACTGAAGCCCAAAAAGTCGCCTATAGGTTAACTCACAATAAGTTGACAATGAATACGGGCTTTGACCCGGAACTGCTGAAGATTGATTTTGAGTTTTTGCAGGATGAAGGGTTTGATCTGGATTTGACCGGGTTTAGTGAGTTGGAGTTGAGCTTTTTGGATGAGGAAAAGCCCGATGATTCAGAATGGGGGGACGCGCTTGGCGATATTCCGTCTGGCGATCGCGCTACGTTATCAAGTATGAATTTTACGTTAACAGAGGAACAGGTTGCCACCGTGAAAGATGCTATTAGCGTGGCGAAGGGGATGGGAGAATTTGATGAGAGTCCGAATCAAAATTCAAACGGCAATTCATTAGCGAGAATATGTGAAATGTTTGTAGGGAGTCATGGGTAAAGCTAAAAACATTATTCTAAAACCTATCACCAGCCAGGAAGCTAACGCTATTATTAAAAAACTTCATTACTCAGGGAAGGTTGTTAATAACTCACGGATACATATTGGTGTTTTCTACAATGGTAGTCTTGAAGGTGCGATGCAGTTCGGTTCACCACTGGACAAAAGCAAGGTCATCGGGTTAGTTGAAGATACAAAATGGAATGATTTTGTTGAATTAAACCGCATGGCATTTAGTGACAATCTGCCAAGAAATAGTGAAAGCAGGGCGTTATCAATTGCATTTAAACTATTAAGAAAACACGCGCCGCATCTAAAATGGGTTCTTAGCTTTTCTGATGCTTGTCAGTGTGGAGACGGTACTATTTATAGGGCTTCTGGATTTATTTTGACTGGGATAAATAGTAAGTCTGATATGATTTGGCGATTGCCTGATAAGTTAAGACACCTCTCGCGGGGGGGGATACGGTTCATAGAATTACCGTACAAACAAAAACATCTGCAATTAGCCATTGGGTAACAAACACCTATGGAAACCCAAATACACCATTAAAGAAATTGCAGCAAGATCATGGTGGAGAATTATTAAGCGGCTGCCAAATGAGATATATCTATTTTTTAGACCCTACCTACAGAGAAAAATTAACAGCTCCTATAATCCCGTTTGATGAGATTAAAAAACGTGGTTTCTCAATGTATAAAGGTGAGAAAATAGTATATAATTAGATTGCGAGTATAGCTGAGTGGTAAAGCCGTGGGTGTCCAACCCATGATCGGAGGTTCAAATCCTACCTACTCGCTTTAACGTTGCTTATCGAAACCATAGTACAACTGTTTGAAATACCTATAAATTGTGTTACAATTATCATGTAATCCCCTCACCGGATGGTGTTATCAGCACCGAGTCCAACAGGGGAACGGCAACCTAGCAAGAGGTCACATGAATAATTTAGCAGTTTTTAACTACAACGGACAAACAATTTCGCGTCGTCACGATGGGTTTATCAACCTTACCCAGATGTGTCAAGCAAATGATAAGCGAATTGATAACTGGACGCGACTAAAGCAAACTCAAGACTACACAAGGGTTTTAGGTAACTCACTCACATCTGAGGTAGTTTGTTCAGAAGAGGGCGTTAACGGTGGTACTTGGGGACATCCTAGTTTAGCGATCAATTTAGCCCGTTGGATTAGCCCAGAATTTGCCGTGTGGTGTGATGGACACATCTTTAATTTGATGTCAACTGGCACTACGGCGATCGCTCACCAAATACCAAAAACCTATTCTCAGGCGTTACTAGAAGCCGCAAAGTTAGCAGAAGAGAACGAACGACTAGAAGCGCAAAACATCCTTTTAGAGCAACAAAATGAGCAACTATCAGAAGCAGTTGATGAGTTGTTCAATTATTCCTCTATCGTTCGTCAATACTATTGCCAATTTTCCCAAATATGTCTGAAACCCAATAAAATCGTGACGATATCAATAGGGTTTCAGGGGTTTGGCAATAGTATTGGTTCGTGTAGCCAAATTTAACGGTATCTCAGAAACTCGGTTTAAGTGGCACAGACTCAAAACTGTATCAAATCAAATGGGACTGGAAATCAAAAAAGTACCATGTCCAAGGTTTGTTGAGAAAAATTTATACAGCCACGATGCTTGGCGTGTCGCTTATCCTGGTATCGCATTACCGGAAACAACTACACTGGTTATTCAAGCGGTAAAATAGTCAATTAACAGCAACTAATCAAAAACCCTGGACTATTATTTGTCTAGGGTTTCTTATTGTAAAACTTCTGAATCTTCCTATAATTCTTTTGTAGCATCTTGGTAAATGCCGGGGTGTTGTGATTCTTCCATTCCGGATCTGTAGGGTGAACAATCCAGTTTTTAGGACTATGACAGATATTGAAATGACACCTCCGGCACGTTGGAAAAATATTAACTCCGTACCTATCCCCCGACTTACGATAACTAGAATGATGCACCTGTTCAGACTTATTGATTAAGCACACCGTACAGAGTCCATGAGTTCTGAGGTGTGCTTTTCTGCATTTCTTCTTATGCTTTTTCAGGTTGCCATAACGGGCTTTATAATTAGGCATATTTAAGATAATTTATTATGATTTTTCCATCCCCTGCCAGATTAAATCCTAAGAACAAGATCAAGACACAGCAAAATACCAGAGCGAGGGTAACGCCGGCTGCTGGTGCAATTACAATCTTTGATAAGTTCACGCCTAACCCCGGCGGACAATCTGAATTTCTGGAGTTGGCAGGATGGAACACGCCCGATCCGTTAGATCATAGATGGGTTGGTGCAATTGGGGGAATAAATAGCGGTAAATCCTTTGCTGGTGCTGTATGGGCGTGTACCAGGGCATTACTTGACCCCAAAGCACGGGGCATGATTACCGCCAACGATTACGGGCAATTATCGAGGGCATCTTTGGTAACATTAGTTGAAGTTTGTCGCCTGTTCAATATTCCGTTAGAGCCGTGGCGTGAATCACCGGAAGATCAGGCATTAGCGATCGCTAATTGTCAACGATGCTACATAGGACATCAGAAGGCGTTCGTTTACGTGATATCTGCCAACAATTTCGCAGGGAAAACACAAGCGGGGCGGGGTTTGCAGATTAGATGGGTTTGGGCTGATGAATTTGCCTACGCATCGGAACAGGCATTTTTAACTATTGATGGACGGCTGGGGCGTGGACCGGGTGAGATGAAAGGACAAGGGATAATGACGACTTCACCCGCCGGGTACAATTACGTTTATCACAAATTTGGCGACCCTACTAGAGAAGAGAAGATACAGAAACTTTACAAGATGGCCTCTTTGTCCTCACTGGAGAATATTCATTCAGGTGAGGATTATGTAGAGTCGTTAAAAGCCAACTATACCGATGAAATGTATCTTCAGGAGATTGAAGGTAAATTTATTAATACCAGCATCGGTATAGTTTACAAATATTTTACCCGCTCCGTTCATGCTTTGCAGGGTGAAGATGCCGAATTACTGGAGTACGACCCAAATTTACCACTACTCCTAACCTTTGACTTTAACCACACGCCTATAGTTTGTCTAGCGGCTCAACAACGGGGCAATGAGGTTCATTTTTGTCGGGAATGGTCAATCATGGACTCCGACATTTGGGAACTCACAGAAAGTATTGTGGACTGGGTAGAGAAATACGGCATACCCCCAGAAATCCAGATATTTGGGGATGCCACCGGACGCGCTCGAACTGCGGCTAGTCGGTTGTCATCGTGGGATATCGTTTTTCAGGGATTAGAGCCACTAGCAGCACTGGGAGGCAAAGGTTATTTGGTTCGCAAGTTTGCCGACGCTAACCCGTTTGTTGTGAATCGGGTTCACTCAGTTAATCAACTTTTCCGCCAAAACCGTTGCTATATTCACTTTGCCAACTGCCAAAACTTTATCAAGGATTTGGAACAGGTGACATGGAGTGATGAGGGCATCAATAAAAGCGATAACCCGCTGCTATCACATTTAAGCGACGCAGCGGGTTATCTAATTCATTCAATCTATCCGTTCAAGAAAGAGACGCGAGAACGGAAGTTAGGGAAGAAACAGGTCAGGGGTTTGGCGGGTTAAAATGGCAGACCCTTAGCTTTTACTTTACTAAATAAGAGTTTTATTCTGAAAACACATTTGCTCACTTCATTAATTAGCGTCGGCAAAATTCCTGATGGTTCTTTGAAGTCTTTGTAATGATCAAAAATATCTAAAACCTCAACATCATCGTCAATATTGTTCTGTTTTTTGTATTCTTCGCAAAATACGTCAAAAGCTGCGTATGGATGAAAAACAAAGCAATAACGTACATACCACCAGCCAAACTCAAGTCTACTAATTTTAGTCTTTGACAACCTGTATTGTCCTGGATCAGACAATCTACACCGCATATTAAAATCAGGCATTATTGACCACCTCTAAACAACACTTGTTGCCATTTTTGAACCGATGTTAAATCTGTTTTTTTAACATTATCCGTGTAACTTTCAAGGGCTGATGAATTTTCAGCCCCTTGGGAAATCGCCCAATCAATGCACATATCTTTAATGAGTTGATCGGCATTTTTTAAATCATTAATTGATGGAACTTGATGACTGGACAACCAAGCTAGAACCCAGCTTTTATCAACTTTTAAAAATTCCCTGACTTGTTTAATGGTGTCGCCAATAGCCAGTGCTGATTGTTTGCCATTGCCGTTAGTTTTTGTGCTATTTGCGTCGTCGTCTTCGTCGGCTGTAATACTCAATAAAGCACACACCGAATAACGACGGGCATAAGTGAGAGCCGCGCCCTTTTTCTGAGAGTCCTGAATATCAGGAAGTTCATATTCCGAAGTCAGAACTTCACCCGATTCATGGAATAATTGGGTTTTTAAAATGCCCCCCTTTTCCATGATTTGAACTATTGCTAATCCGTTCTTACAAAGGTGTGGGGTAACTGCGTCCAAGACTGAATCTAGCGACGCATAGCTCATTTTAAAATGAGGATTAGTTTTGTCTTTTTCGATGGGCGGAAACTCCGCCCGCGCTTTGATCAACGCCTTAATTAGTTCAATCATTTTAACCTCTGAATAATTCTTCTAAACAATCTTTATCTTCCTCTAAAATGTTTTTGAATAGGGGCAATTACGCCCCAAGAAAATTATCTAAGCTGCTAACAAATGTTCATATTCACGACGAGTCAATCTGATCAACTCTTTAGCTACGGGCTGCCAGTCTTGGCTAAAATCCTCACCATTCATAGTCCAGCCATGATCATCATCCAGGAAGATATCCCCAGCGAGCGCCCCATGAACTCTGAGTGTGTAGCTTTGCCCAAAATCATGGATAAAGTTTGAATCTTCGATAGGGGGAGTTATGCGACCACTGCCGCGCTCGTCTTCAATCATGCCTACATACTCATCTTTAATATACTGTTCAGCATCTACATAGGAATCAAATGAGAAACTGCCTTCACCCATTCTGGCAATCCATTCACCATTATCAGAATCCCGCTCAATTGTAGCAATGACGTTGTGTACGTCGTTGTGTACAATGGCTTCAAAATTAAAGAAGTCATCAGAGGAAATAAAGCTGATTTCAGTTTCAGAAGCCTCTGCTGCTTGCACTTCTAACTCAACCTCTAACTCGTTTTGGGCTAAGGCTTGACTGTCTACGAGTATGTAGCCCTGCCATTTGCAGTAGCGTTCTGCTAATTGGTAGCTACTACATTGGTGAACGACTTCACTGTTAACGATTACCTCATAAGCCTCGCTGTCCCAGCTTTCAGAGTTGAAATTAATTGTTGCTTCTACAATCTTCTGAACCTGGGTAGATTGATGCTTAACGATTGCATCTACCCAGGATTGAATAAGTCTCTTGTCGCCTGTGGGCAAAACGCCTAAGTCAGCGGCGATTTTTTTGACTTTAACTAAACCGCGATTTAATAACTGTTGACTTGAGTAGATTGGATGTGACATAGTTGGTTAAACCTTTTATTGGGTTGACAGGAGGCAGTTGTTTACTTTTCTCAGGAGTTGAGCAACTGCCTTCTTTATGTCTACCACTATAACCCATAACTTTATAGGTTGTCAAGTACCAATTTATAAGTTATGGTAAATTTATAAATAACTGAGATCACCGCCATGCCAACAATGAAAGTTACAAAACAGATGTCCATTGATGTCCCCGGACTAGGGGAAAGGATAAAAGCCGCCAGAAAATCTAGCCCAAAGCCGCTACTTGAGCTTTGCAGAGAAATAGGGTTTTCTCCTATGAATTGGTATCGGATCGAAAAAGAGCAGCAGAATATCCCAGAAGAGACGCTACATAAAATTGAAAAAGTATTAGGCGTTGATTTTGGCGTAAGTTTCGACAATCATTAACTCGGTTCGCCGCAAACACCGAGCTAATGGTTATGTGATCCTAATTATCGAAAAATTCAATAATCTATTGAAATACTGAAAACCCTTTTCTCTTTAGTTCATCCACAAAGTCCATAAATTCCGCTCGATTTTCGCTACACATATTGTCAATAGCTGACGCAGTAACGCCGAATAAATAGGCAAGCTCGTCAGTCATTTTTTTAGGATCGCTTCTGTCAACTATTTTTATCGTCTGAATCCTGATAGACAAGTATTTCCCCACCGAATAGTCCGTCAACATACCACAGACTATCTGCCCATCAAATCTTCTCTGGCGGTCACTTTTCCGTATATATATGCTGTTGTGTTGTGCTGTGCTGGAGTTATTGAAAAAGCTGGCTAATCCATATTCATACCGCAAAAATTCTGATTCTGTTGGATACACAGGATAAGGTTTTGCTAACACAGGTAACGCGGTAGACAACGACAAAACACCAGTTAAAACGATATTTTTCAGCATAAAAAAATCCTCATGTTATACATGAGGATACCTTTACTTAGTGATAAAGCGAATTGTGACTTTTACCTATTTATTTTTGGGGTAGAAAATTATCCTATTGATGTTTCAATAGTTTCACCTAATGATTCGCATTTTCCAGCTTCTCAACCCGCCGCTCAATATTAGATTGACGTTTCAGCACTTCGGTATACTTTGAGTTTTGCGCGAGTGCTGCGGATAGCTGCTCAAAATCTCGCGCCATACTGGATATTTCGGCGTTAATGCGGTTTTGCTCTTGAATTATCCCCGACAATAAGGACGTTTGCTGTTTAACAAATTCAAGATCCTTGTTTTGGGATCTATCCGTCGCTTCCTTGTCATGTTTAATATTCTCAATCAAAGAAATTAAATCTTTTTTTACATCTCTGATTGAACTTTGTTCAGCATCACTGACAGACTTAAAACCCAGCCACACCGACAAAACAAGCCCAAGTAATCCTATAAATATTCCTAATATTTCTACCCACGACAAACCAAGTTTTTTACTAATAACTAAAAAGGCAAAAGATAGAATAGAAATGGCGAATAAGATTATTGTTTTAGTTCTCATTGATTTTACACTCCGTCAATATTCCTCCCATCAGGAAATAATATTAAATGGGGATAAATATAATCTTCAGAAAACGTTACTACATCCCGATTGTTGACCTTACGCCTTAGAAAAATTCTCTTATTATTAACCCAAGTGCCGCTATTAGACGGGCTTCCCTGGATTTCACCATCAAACAATAAATAATAAAAAACATCGTCGTAATATAAAATTAAAGTGCAATGCACCTTATCAACAATATCGCTAGGAATTACGACATCACAGATAGGATCGCTACCTATTTTTATGCTGCTATTAGCCTCAAAGCTATATTCTTGTTTAATTCCGTTTGGTAATAGCAACAATAAAATTAGCATTATCCTACTGATAGTCTTTGGGTGGCAGATGAATTAAATAGTATCCCGGTGTAAATATACAACCTTCTCCTAATAGCGGCTAAATTATTAGCTGGGCGTAATTGATAGCCGTCTTTATCTATTTTTGAAGGGTCTAGGCTAAGTTCTTCAAATTCTGCGAGAATCGCCTGAACCCTCTCAACTTGAGAGGGGAAAAGATTGATTTGTTCTATTGATGATTGCAGTCTTTGCCGAATGGATTGCCCACTGCTAAATAAATCCGGCATAAGGCGCGACTGACCACTACCACCGGAGACAACGGTATTATCTCGCATGGTGATTTCGTACACTTCGTAAAGCAACCCGATTTCGTGATCAGTCAGCATCCTACACCTCGTAACTTAAATTAGTGAATGTGGTCCATTGAACAGCGGGGATTTTGGCGATTAAATCCTCAACACTGGCATAGGGTCTGCCGTCCCTGACCTCCTTAGATTGGGCTGTTGTCAATCCCAATTTTTCCGTTAAATCTTTAAGGGATGCGGAATTAATCAAAATCAAGCTTGTGTCCGGTTCTTTGGGCGGGGTGACTGGTCTAGGTGCGGGTTTAACTTCAGTGGGGTCAGTCGTCCTGTACCCCTGCTGCAAAAAGCTATTTACCTGCATTTCAGGAACCTGTACCCCTTGACCGTCTGGCGCAAAAAGTATAGGCATAAATTACAGAGATAGGATTAACGCACATTTACGGAAGTCGCTGATTTTAGAACCAGTCAGCATATAGTAAGCGTTTTTCTCGCTTACTGTTCCGGTGTCGTAGTTGCCCCGGAATACCTGAATGGTCAGGTTTGTGTCGGGGTCGGTAATTGAAGCAGCTACCGCACCACTACCGGGGGATGGTTCAGCAATCCGACGGGTAGCCATCAATAAGCCTTCACGGTGGTTGACAGTGTTGATTGATGGGATACTAGGCACACTAAACAAGTCAGTACCGGGAATGATTTGCGCTGCCAATAGTTTTGCGCCATTGGGGGAGAAAGGTACAACAGTAACGACGGGCGCGGTGGCTGTGGTTTTATCCAGCCTCAAAATCACGCCAAATGCTTTAGCTACGCCACTTGTACCAATTCTGATGATTTGCCCAACTGCCACGCTAGTAGATAAGGCTGTGGTACAAGTTAGGGTTAAATTAACCGCACCGACGGAGGTAGTTGCGGCGTTGTCAGCGTAGGTGAAATCAGTATTAGCGGCAACTGATGCGATCGCTAAAGTTGCCTGTACACCTGCGTTAGTGTCTAAATCTGCAACACCAGCTTGGCTAGAAATGACGTTACTTTGTCCAACCAAGAAACCAAACCGGGGTAGGAATGATTGAAAACCATTTTGGATTGCTTGACCACCGCCAATGGTTGCAGCCGCAAATCCGGTAATAGCTACGGAATCCTGCAAGAATGCACCAGCCGCAACAGGGGAAATTAACCCAAATCTGTCAGTTTTAGGAACATTCTCTCTATCAAGAATTACACCCGCGCCAACTAACCCGGCACTATTGAAATTGGTCAATGCACCGGTAGTGGAATCTACACAAGCCGCAACACCTACCGGAGCGTTAGCACCTAAAGCCACCGTGCCAGTCGTTGCCGTCCAAGTAGTGAATAATGAGTTCATGTACTCATCATTTGGCGTAGCGATCGCATCCGCCATTTGAGATCCAGTTTCCGCTAAATATTTTTCAATGGTTTGACGTGGATCAATTCCGTAAGTCTGCCAGCCATCAAACCAAAGTTTTTCTAAGGTGATAGAACCTGAGAAAAACGCAGCTTCATTAAAAGTACCAGCCGCAGAACGGGGATTTAATTCAGTGGCACGGCGACGCTTGGGACGACGGATTTTAACATCATTGCCAACTTCAAAAGCACCGGGTTCGTAGTTAGTGACAGCGACACGGGGGTACATCGCCATCAGGTTTAATTGGGTTAATGCACTTTGGGCAATGCGAGTTTCTAAAAGTGCATCATTAGCGGTAAAGGTTGGTGGCATAAAAATTCCTTTTAAGAATTATTTGAATTAAGCTTTCCCGAACTGCTGTTCGAGTAGTTGGTTATAAGCTTTCATCGCTTCAGGATCTTTGCTGTAAGTGTCGTAAATTTCCTGAGCAGTCATACCACCAAAGTTATATTGAGAAGTTTGAGGCGCACGATTTCCCGGCTGTCCATCTGTTCCAGTGCCACCGCGCGGGACGGCAAAGTGAGCAAAATCTGACTCCAGCATTTTGGGTAGAATATCTTTAAATTCGGCGTTAATTTGTCCGCCAAATTTATCCTGAGATTTAACGAAAAATTTATCGCCATCTTCGACAATCAAGCCGCGTTTTTCTAGGAGAGTCAGTAAATCCTCTTCCGTATTTGGACGTACCGTACCAAGCGCTCTCATCTGCCCTAATACATCATTTCTCATGCGAGATTTGCGATCCGCTTCTCTGAGGGCTTGAGCTTCTTTGTCCCGTTCCTCAAGTTCTCGTTGAAGCTGGTTAAATTTAGCCTCGTATTCCTGTTTAGCTTTAACTAAAGCTGCATCAATTTCAGATTGTTTTTTGGGTTTTTCCTGTTGTTCCGCTTCGGCTTCTTTCCTGAGTTCGTTTAAAAATTCCAAGGTCGGATTAATCGCCCCAAACCGTTCGTCAAGTTGGCTAGGGATTGAGGTTGATAACCCTGTTAATGCTTCAGTCAACTTCCCGTTGTCGTACTGGACTTTTTCTAGCTGTTCTGATAGGGGCTTAACAACTTCCGTTATCGTGCCTTTGACGGCTTCTTGAATAGCTGCAAGGATTTCTGGTTCTAGCGACATAAGGTTGAATCAAAATTTTTAATATATTTCCCACTGGGAAAAATAAATTAAAATGTAAAAACTTATGGCTTTATCAGATATCAAAGATTTGTTGTCAGCTATTTGGGGGGTAACGAGAGATCGCATCCCTGTATTGTCCAACGGCAAAATCCCTGTAGAAGTTGGTAGCTTAAATGTCACGGTCGGCAATGCTTCTTTGGAGATCGCTAATGATGTCGGTAATCCTATTCCAATAAGCGATGCAGGCGGTAGTATTACTGTAGACGGTACATTCTGGCAAGCAACACAACCTGTAAGTGCTAGTAGCCTGCCTTTACCAAGCGGTGCTGCTACTAGTAGTTTACAAACTACCGCCAATACATCTTTATCTAATATTGACACCAAAACTCCAGTATTAGGGCAGGCTCTAGCTACCGCAAGCGTGCCAGTTGTTTTACCAGCCGCACAAATTACCACACTTACCCCACCAACCTCTGTGGGTATCAGTGGTACATTACCAGCATTTACATCTACACCTACTTTTAATATAGGGACTGTTCCAGCAGGACTAGCTTATGTTGCGTCGAGGCTAGTAACAAGACCTGCTAACGTTACACCGTATACGGCTAATGATGTTTATGGCGGTGTATTTGAGTTAACAAATATTGGTGCTAGTGGTGGATTTGTATTTATTGAAAGCTTAGATATTATCTTTAATATCACAGCAGTTCCATCAGGCATGAGTAGTTTTACTCTGTACTTATATTCAGTAACTCCACCATCAGCTATAGCTGATAACTTAGCATTTTCTATATCTTCAGAAGATAGAGCAAGTATTATGAATCCTAGAGGAATAACCTTATCTGCATTATTAGCTCAAGGTGGTGGTAGTGTAGTTGCTGAAACAAGAAACTTGAACCAACTTTATAAACTAACAGGTACTTCTCTGTTTGGATATGTGGTTACTAATGGTGCTTTCACACCTGCTGTAAATAGTGAATCTTTTACCATTCGTGCTAGGAGTTTTGCGCCATGAGGACTTCTACTAAGGTTGTGGTATTGGGGAAGAACTCTTCTTTTCCAAACTACTATTTTCCTCTCGAACCCGTTGCTAATTTTATAGCAGCCCGTAGTTACAATTATGGGAGCGTGACAGACATACTAACAACTCCATCAGGTACTTATCCGGGTACTTTTACTTTTGTTGGAGGAGTATTGTTACCTGATGGTAGAGTATTCTGTGTTCCTCATAACTCTCCTACAGCTAGAATATACAATCCAATTACAGATACTTTAACAACTCCATCAGGTACTTATCCGAGTTTTCATGGAGGAGTATTGTTACCTGATGGTAGAGTATTCTGTGTTCCTTTTAATTCTCCTACAGCTAGAATATACAATCCAATTACAGATACTTTAACAACTCCATCAGGTACTTATACGGGTAGTGGTGGTTTTGTTGGAGGAGTATTGTTACCTGATGGTAGAGTATTCTGTGTTCCTCATAACTCTCCTACAGCTAGAATATACAATCCAATTACAGATACTTTAACAACTCCATCAGGTACTTATACGGGTTTTCATGGAGGAGTATTGTTACCTGATGGTAGAGTATTCTGTGTTCCTTTTAATTCTCCTACAGCTAGAATATACAATCCAATTACAGATACTTTAACAACTCCATCAGGTACTTATACGGGTAATGGTGGTTTTGTTGGAGGAGTATTGTTACCTGATGGTAGAGTATTCTGTGTTCCTCATAACTCTCCTACAGCTAGAATATACAATCCAATTACAGATACTTTAACAACTCCACCAGGTACTTATACGGTTACTTTTGGTTTTGCTGGAGGAGTATTGTTACCTGATGGTAGAGTATTCTGTGTTCCTCATAATTCTCCTACAGCTAGAATATACAATCCAATTACAGATACTTTAACAACTCCATCAGGTACTTATCATTCGGGTGCTGCTGGTTTTGCTGCAGGAGTATTGTTACCTGATGGTAGAGTATTCTGTGTTCCTTGTAACTCTACTACAGCTAGAATATACGGACTTCCACTTAGCAATAATCTTCCTATAGGAAGAACTCACTCTGCTTTTGATAATAAATTCTAAAAAAACTATGAACAAACAAACCTGGCTACTTAGTCAAATCAATGAATTTCCTGAATTATCTGCTAGGGAATTAACTTCATATTTGAACGATAAGGTATTAGTTAATAATCCAGTTCCTATAGGACAAGTCCCTGTGACAACTACCTTAGAGGAAGTATCGGATGTAGTTACGGATGATGAAGTTTTAGCTATAGCTGAGAGTCCAATTTACGATAAGATTCTTGACGCAATTAATCAGAATAGACTTGATTGGATTGTTGGAAATCTTACTACTTTAAAACGTGGTGGAAAATTAAGTCAAGAAAGTTATGATGCAATTTTAGTATTACTTCAAAGGACTGAATTAGACCCTAATTATCAAGCACAAATATTAATAAGCCCTGCTGAATTGGCAGGATATGGAGCTATTTTGGTGAGTGATGTGGAAGAATTAATGGTCTAATAGCGATCGCATCACAAATCCGTTGCGTCAATTTCCGCAAGTGCCAATTGAACGGCTTGCGGATCAAGGTCATAACTTCTGGCAGCCCGTTTCACAAAATGCTTTTGCACTTCCTTTTTAAATATTGGGGACGGAATATTTGCAGTATCAATGAGAGCCATATCCTCTAAAAGTTCCGTCAGCGAAAAGCCCAGAAACTCATCATAGCCTGTAATCTCCCAATCAACAATTTCACCGTGGGCGATCGCTGCGGGTTTCAAAACTTGCAAAACAAATTCCTTAACACATTGTCCGTAACGCTCTAACAGGATTTCTTCTGGCCTTCTATCCTCAGCCTTAGAGACTCCAGAACGGGCAATAATCGCCGCGCCATCAGACGCACTCATGGCTATTTGCTGCAAAACATCATAAATATCTCGCTTAATTTCCGAGCGATACCCGATAGCTGTCTGAATATTTGCGCCGCTACGCTCAAATGACGTTATTGATTGTCCGGTTTTCAGAGTCAGATAATACCCGTCTCCCATTTTCCGATTTTGCAGTGGATCATCATCTTCATCGTCCACGCCCGTAATCACGGGCATTGCGTAATTATTTGTGTAAAGCGCGTATTCCATCGCTGCGGTTTGATTGAAATACGACTTTTGACAATCAAACAATTGCGCCGCCATCCATAGCGATTTAGGTAAAGTCAGAGTAACGATTGGAAATTCAAATTTACCTCGCACATTGAAAATTGGCTGGTCTTCGATAACAGTTTCAATCGTTATTTCTTTATCAGTTGCCGTGTTAATAAATGGATTTGGCGGTACGGGTTTATTGTCTTTGGGGATTAATCTGACAATATATTTAGAGGTAAAAACCGCCCCGTCTCTACGGTAAAAAATAGTAAAAATATGCTGTGGAACTGGCGCACTATCCCACGTTTGCTGCACTAATTGAAACTGGTGTAATTTGCAAAAACTGAACCCGTCCCGTCCGCTTTTCCAATCCCATAAAGCAGTTCTAGGGTGGAGAATTACATACGGATTTAACTCTCCTGACTCTTTTTGCTGTGCAAGCGAAACCGCCCCAACCGCTGATTTAGTATCTATTTGTGCAATAGCTTTACCAGTCGTTAACGCCATAAACATACTATTCATCAAGAAAGTATTGAACGATGCCCGCCCGTCGTCGTCACCTTCTAATAATGCGCCATTTTTAAAAAAATCATCACTCCAAAACGGGTCATTGCTTCCAGTTGGGACAGCCGGATTTTTAAATAATTCAGAGTTGAACCGGCTCAAAATTGGCGAGATTTTATTGCAGTAAGTCGCCAGCTTGACCCGCTCCTTCATGATTTCCTCTGGCCTGCCGTCGGGGTTGGGGAGTAACTTCCGTTTCATAACATCGGTTATTGAGTCGCCACCCTCAACTACTGCGGTGAGCAATTCCCAATACTCGCAAAATTGGATATGTTCAGGATGACGGCGTTTAAGTGCTTCTAGTGTTGGCATAGTTTTTTATTTGAGATTTCCCCAATAAAAAAACCACCCCCGCGCAGAGGTGGTTAGGAGTGATTGGGGTGTAATCTGGGTTTCGGTATATCAGTTCTTCTATAGATATACCGATAATATACCCTATGCGGCTAATTCTGCAACTAATTCAAGATTGGAGGCTTGCCACATATCGGTTAGTCCCTCAGAGTCCTGGACGTTCAACCATTCGTTATTAACGTCTAATACCGTGAATTGTTGATTTGTGATTACGTGGCGGACAATATCACCACGCTGGAATACTGGTTTTACTTCAGAAAGGGACGTAGATCGAGGAGACTTTTTTACTTCCTCATCTTCCTCACCTGTTGATTCACTGTCAATCTCTACTAAAGCCTCACGAACTGACTCCACAAAATGTCCTGGCAACCAATCTAAATCCGAACTATCGCCAGTCTCTTCAATGTACTTGGCGCACATTACGGGCATTTGTTCCAATAGGTATTTGTGGGTTTTGGACTTAGAACTTACTTGCAATCCTAACTCCCGCATGGTTTCAAGATTGAGAGGGAGTTCTTTGATTTTCACCCAATCCAACTTATCAACACGGGCGATTCTGTCTAGTTTTCTGAGAAATTCTGAGACAATTTCTTGATTGTTTGTAGCCTCTAAAAATGCCGCGTTTTGGCGCGGATCTTCCTCTGATTCTTCGGGTTGAGCGCTAGTTTCTTCCATGTGCTTTACCAATTCCACTAATGGTAATTCACCGCGTAGTTTTAACAACTCTTCAGTTATTTTTTGATTGGCGATAGTTAACTCTACAATGGTCTTTTTGTAGCCTTCAATTAAATTGCTGCTAGAAGTTTCTTGGTTTATGTCCAACCGCTTTAGTTCAAGATCCGCCAATTCCTTCCGAGCGTCAAAAGATTCTTGATTGGCGATCGCTAAACTGTCGCGGACACCTTTCAATTCTTCAGAAACTCGTAAACTGGCCGCAGTTAAATCGGTGATTTTTTGTAGTGCCTCATTACGCTCTTTGGTTAAATCGTCAATCTGATCTTGAGATTCATTTAATTTTTCTTGAGGTAAAAAGTCTCCGGTGATTGTACTGAAAATTGTTTCAGCCCACGAAAATAAACTATCCTTTCCTACCCCCGCTTCTTTCATCTCAACAACACATTCCCCAATCTGCTCAACAATCCTATTCGCACAGGTAGAGACGCGGTGCTTTTGGGTTTCCAGTTCCGCTAATTTAGCTTTGAGTTGTTCGATTTCGCTGTCAAACGGTGTTGTGATATTGAATGTCATTTGTTTGCCCTCTTGTGGTAAAGTTTGTGTTTGTTCCCATTCAGTCCAGGCGATTTCGTAAGCTGCAATACTGGCGAAATCGTCCGGGTCTGGTGGTTCGTTCGTGTCTTCAAAGAAGATTGTTAGTTGCCCGTCGGTTTCTTTTTGAAAATCCGTGTGTCCGAAATGGGCAGGATTCCAGGGGATTAGATCGTCATCATCCATTGAATTTAACTCCTAATTTGGCGATAAGCTCCTCCGATAGATAACGGTAACTTTGGGGCGGAACTATCCCTAACTCACGCATCTTTAACAGTGGGATAGGCGTAATTTTTTGAGGTTTTCTGAGTTTAATTCCGCACCCCATTCGATCACCCAAGTAATCCCAAATTTCACGGGAAGTTAAGCGCAAACTATCCTTAAAATCACACCAAGATTGAGCGTCTTTTTCAACTACCTCAATAGCTCTGCAAAAACCAACTATTTGCGCTGTAGGGACAGTTTCGTAAATCAAGATAAAATCAAATTTTGGCAGGAAAGATGTAGATCCGGGTTCGTTGATCTTGAATTGCTGTCCAACTCTAGGCAATCGCTTTCTCAACTCAATTGTTTTCTTTTTATCGAAGATATTTTTACTGTGGCGCGGATGTAGCGAGATTAGCAATGTATCCATGATTAATCGCCTCCTAAGTATTAGACTGAACTTGTCGCAAAACTTCCACTTGCCGATCAAAACTTGGCGCATTCTCAGGGTTGTCGTGAAACCCCAAAATATG